AGCGCTCTACGCGGCGTAGCGGCAATCGCGTGCGGAATCGTGGCATTCTGGCAGGGGTCGGGAGAGCGCTCGGGAGAGCGCCGAAAAACGGGAAAAGCGCTCCCCTCTCCCGGTCGGGAGAGGGGAGCGCTCGGTCAGAATCGGTCAGACCGGGAGAGCGGCAATCTCGGCGGGTGAGAGATTGCAGATATCCGATACGGTCCGCGCTACGTTCCCGGTGGGACGCAATTCGATGCAATGGTCGTAGGGGTTTTTCCAACCATTCTTTTCCTCTCCCCAACCATCGCAATGTTGAATCGCGTTCGTGAGAGTCGGGAACCTCTCACCATCGGGAGTGACGAACGAGAGATTGACCGGATGACCAGGGGTCAATTCCGATTCGCAATGAATCGTCACCATCGATGGGGGAGTGATTCCCGGCCGACCGAGCGTAACGAATGCCATACCATCGGCGCGGCTATGGTCCCGCGGGATGTTGCGCCGCGTGCGCTTTTTGGTCGCGGCGGTCGCGGCAGGGGTCGGCGCAACCATTGCGGCAACATTCTCGGCGGTCATCGGGGTCACCCGCTCTAGAGCGTTCGCGAACATTGCCGCGACATCATCGGCGGTCAGACCATCGAACGATTCCACCGATTCGGTAGCGCCGAGACTGAACGCGGCCAGACCATCCACCGCGCGGACGATTCGATCGATGATGACCGCCGCGGGGTCGGGACCGGTCGGCGCGGAGAGGATGACCGGGAGAACGTTCCCGAGCGCCGAATCGGTCGGGATGAGAGCGGCAATCTCCACGATTGCCGATTGACGCCGAGCGGGTGACCATTCCCGAACGATTGCGATAATCGAATCGTTCTCTCGGTCGGATGCCACGATTGCGGCAACATCGGCGGTCATCGGGATGGCCGCGGGTGCGGTCGGGGTAGTGCGATTCGGGGTAGACATTTTGGATGCCCTTTCTAGGCTGTTGTGTTCGGCCGGGAATCGGCTGAACGGGAACCACTATAGGGGTACCGAAAGCCGAGCGCAACCTATTCGCGATTATCGTTGCGACACTAGGGGATTAGCGCTCCCGCGTGCGCTCCCCTCTCCCCTCCACGCGGCTATCGCGTGCGCTCCCCTCTCCCCTCCACGCGGCTATCGCGTGCGCTCCCCTGCCGCGTGCGCTCGGCGCTCGGGAGGGGTCGGCGCTCGGCGCTCGGGAGCGCTCTCGGGAGGGGTCGGCGCTCGGGAATAGGGGTATTACGCGGGACCGAACATACGTACTAGCCGGCGACGATTTTTCCGTACGTATGTTCGTACCCCTCCCGAGCGCTCTCCCGACCCCTCCCGAGCGCTCCCGAGCGCTCCCGGTCGCACGATTCCCGAGCGGTCGCGGCCGATTCCGGAAGGTTGGATTCCGCGTAATTTCCGCGTTGGCTTTCGCGTTCTCACGCGGTGAGAACGGGTTTTGGAATAGCTTGGAATGGCCTGGGGATAACTTACAGTCATTTGGGAATTAGCTTGTGGACAACTTTCCGAAAAATTTCCCCGGACGCTTATGTAGGCAAGCGCTGTTGAGCTTGGAAATTTCTCCCGGAAAACTTTTCGAGAAATCGCTTGCAAACCCGAAACCGCTTGATATGATGAGGTCATGAAGTCAAACGCACCCACCACACAAACCGCCAAGCCGCTGGCCGACCGGATCGCCGCTTACAAGCCGTACGAGCCATTCAAGATGGTGACCGGAATCCGCACCCACCAAGCACACTTGCACGACGGGATGCGAGCCGATGACTGACGGAAGCGTCGGCTTGCTTCCCGACGGGAGCGGGGCTTGCCAAGCGACGGGAGCGGGCGGGATGCGGCTTGGGTAAGCGGCCAGTCGGCGGAGGCGGCTTACAAGCGGAGCGGGAGCGGGCGGGGCTTGCAAGCGGGAGCGGGGGCGGCTTGGGCTTGCGGAATTTAAGTTAAACTGCTTATTTGTGGCGGCTTGGTTGAGCCTGAAATTTTGGGGAACTTACGCTTATTTGTGGCGGCTTGGTTGAGCCTGAAATTTTGGGCAGCTTTCGCTTATTTGTGGAAGCTCGGTTGAGCCTGAAAATATTGGGCTTACAAACACAATCCACTACTTGTGGACCGCTTAGGGGGGTCGAACAATTTTGAGCGTTTGGGCCGCTGGGTCGATTACTTGTGCTGGCCGCGATAGACTGGCCGCGTAGCGGTCAGTTCGACCGACCGCCACAAAGTCCCGGAAAGTTGGGACCGCACCTTGACAACCAAAGACCCCGCTGCTGGTGGAACGTCCTAGAGGGATGAACCACTACCACCACCTAAGCCCCAGTACTTACTGGCCGTTCGCAAAGCTCAACGGTTTACCCTCGGGTATGACGAAAAGGTATTAGGTGGAGGATGGACCGGCTGAAAGCTATGGGCTTGAGCATTGCTCGCCTAGTGCTGACAGATTCCCGGTCGGCAGAAAGCATGGCACTTGTGCCCTCTGCTACTGGCGTGACTGCCATAGGGGGTCTTAGGTGGTGGCACATTGAAAAGTGAAGATATCCGAAAGCACGGAGTAAGTGCAGGCGTTCGTTGACCTATACGGTCGGTGAAATGAGCCCGCGCTGCCGTAGTAAGTTGACCTAGTGGTGTACCGGGTTAGCGCAACAAGACGACGGAGTGGCTGTCAAAGTCAACCTGAGTCGTAACGTGGAACGAGATCAAAGTCCGAGGGCTTTGGTGAGGACTGTCCTAGTAACTAGCGCCGATTCCGACCGGTAGAACTAACAATAAGCTACGATCGTAGATGATTAAGTTCCGGGGATTAGCTCAATAAAGTAATCGCAAAATCACGAGTAGAGTCCGCACTTACAGATGTGCTTTCGGTTGCCAATGGTGTCTCTTGGTCGGTTTACGGGACGTGGCAGGGGTCGGGAGAGCGCTCCCGGTCGGGAGGGGATTACCCCTCCCGGTCGGCGCTCTAGTCGGCGCTCGGGAGGGGATTACCCCTCCCGGTCGGCGCTCCCGACCCCTGCCATCCCGAAAGCATCCGAACTTGTATCGGACGCTTTCGGGGTGCGGGAATCCCCCACGCCCACTTTGACCAGGGAGAAACACTATGACTTACCACACGCCCGATGAGATCGCTGCTTACCTTGGTGAGCCGGTCGACTTCACTCACGACATCGGGTTGATCCACACTTGCGTGCGGATTGTCGGGCGCTTTGCTCCCGGCGATCCTCAACGCGACGCGGTCCTTGTGAACGACGCTGCCGATTCGATCTTTGACTTTGTCGGAGATTACTTGGCAGAGCCGGTGACGGCCTACTTCGGACATACACTTGCCGAGTACCGTCCGTCACTTTGGAGCCGGACAAAGCGACGCTTTGTTCGGATCATCCAAAGCCTGGACGGCTTGCTGTTCTCGCTCCGGTCGCTTGGACCGCAGCGATGATCAAAACACTTCCCATTCCAACTGTCCTTATCGGGAACGTCGATGGCGTCAAAGCGTGGATTGCTTTGACGTTGGATCGTTCACTTGATTCGATGGAGTTTATCGGAGACGAGATTTACGAATCCGGTCCCATCGACACTTCACTTGACTACCTCGGCCGCATTGACTTGTGGTCGGACAGTCTCGTGATCGAAAGCCACTGACACTTTGGCGGCACCGACTTCGGTCGGTGTCGTCCCATAAGGCAGCGAACTTGTGTCGCTGCCTTATGGGGCGAGGGATAAGCCCACGTCCACTTACCAGGGAGACAAACCATGTTGTTCGTTGTCGAAAGCAACGATCCAGTCCCTTTCATCTTCATGGTGGAAGCGGAAACGCACAACGATGCTGCTCAAGTGGCAAACGCTTTCCTGCTCTCAAAGGGCTTGATTGACGTGAACTTCAGCACCATCACCTTGGCTGAACTTACTGCGGAAGTGGTAAGGGAAGCCCAGGATATCTTGACAAGCCACTGACTTGTCGGGCGGCATAAGCTCAAGGCATGGGCTTGTGTCGCCCCACAAGCATTCAAAGCTAAGTTCAAAAAACAAACCACGCTTATGTGGGTATGTTCGGTTGAGCCTGAAATTTGAACGCTTGTGGGGCGAGGGAAAGTATCCCACGTCTAAACCGACACCAAGGAGATACAAAATGCACATCATTGTCATCGGAAATGTCGTGGAGGGATTCAAGTTCTTTGGACCCTTCTCCGACATCAAAACGGAAGCGCAGGCGATCTTGGACGAGCACCCTGAGGGTGTTTGGACCGAGCTTCAGTCAGTGCCTTCGGACGAGGCAAAGTACCTCAAAAGCTTCGGCATCAAGAAAGTCGAAGTGGCCCGCGGTACCTTCTGGACTGTGATCCAGTACTTGCACACTTACGGTGATACCGGTTCTTCCGTGATCACCGAAGGTGGCGACCATCACTGGCTAAGTGAGGACGCAGCCAAATCCGCTAAGCGGGTCTACGAAGTCTGCACCGCTTACCACGGTAAGTCGCCCAGTGAAGTGATGGAGGCTTTCGGGAACTACTTCCCGGAAGAGTTCTGGCCCCTTGTGGAGCCGATGTACTGAAGACAAGCCAAAGTTGAAAAACAAACCCACGCTTATGTAGGTAAGCGCTGGTGAGCCTGAAAGTTGCGCGTGAGCCATCGAGCAAGTGTGATATACTTGTTCGATGGTTCACCGGAGCCTTTGTGTTCCCTTGCGATTCTCATTCCGAGAGCCGCAAGAACAAGCAATACCAAGAGACCATTGGAGGTCATAATGTCAATCACCAAGTCATGCTTGGATTGCCCGTCACTTCTGACGAAGGACGAAGCGGAAACATTCTTTGGAGTCGCCAACGCGGCTCCGATGTGCTCCCGCTTTGGCCACATCTTCGGACATGTGGGCAATCAAAGTGTGTATCTGGAAGCTGCGACCAAGATGGCGGCGGGCTGCACGTCTTATGGACAGCCTGCTGCATCGAGCCCAGCTTCCGACCTCACTTTGTCGTGGTTCAACCCAAGGCCGGAGTTGCTCAACGCGACTTCGACTGGTCCCAGCTTCTGCGGGGACTGCAAGAACTACGACGAAGTGATGAACGGTTGTGCTGCAACGGGAAGAGTGATCTTCCCGGAGCGCGTCAAGCAGGAAGCCGTCAACTGCGCTTGGAGCCGTATCGGCGCACCAAGTGAAGCAGTTGGCAGCAAGCTGGACGCGTGGGGCACGGCTGCTCAAGTGTTCGTGCGGAACGCGACGACGACGCCAAGTGCGCCGCCGCCGCCGCCACCGAAGACGGTCAAGAAAGTGAAAGCCATCTTCGACCCTGCGACTTATTCTTCCGACGCTCCGGTGACGGAAGATCACAAGAAGCAGGGCATTCGGGCGTGGTTCAAGCTGGAGACAAAGCGAGGCAAGGTCATGTACCTGCCGATCTTTGAAGGATCGTTCTTCGGTGAGAATGAAGCGTTGATTCCGACTGCCAAGTCGGAGCACGGCGATCCTACCTTGTATATCGACCACGCGAACTTGATCGAAGAGTTCGCCATCATGGTCTACAAGAAAGACCTGAACTTGGTCATCGAAGGGGAGCCGGGAACCGGTAAGACGGATGGTTGGCGTTACTTGGCACATCGTCTCAACATGCCTTTCGTGCGCCTTGCGTACAACGAGGCAAGTGAGTCGGATCAGTTCCTCGGCTTGTACGAGTTCGATCCCATCAAGGGAACGTACTTGAATCCGGGGATGCTTCCCGAATGGTGGGTGCAGCAATGCTTCCTCCTTTCGGATGAGCCAAACACGCCAGACTCCAACGCGATCATGCAAGCGTATCGGTCGATGAACGACTCCTCAAGGGAGTTGATCGTCTACAAAGAGCGCTTCCGTCGTCACGATTACTGCTTCCACGCGATGGCGATGAATCCACACTGGGACTTCCGGAACATCGGAACGAAGCCACTTGCCAGTGCGGATTCCCGCAGGCTTGCATTCTTCTGGATGCCAAACCCGGATGAGAAGATGCTTCGACAGATCATCTCTTCCACGGTTGAGCGTCTTGATGGTGTCGAGCCTGACAAGAAGCTTCTCGATGTGATGATCAAGATCGGCAACGATCTTCGCAACATGTCGAAAGAGGGTACGCTTCCGGACTTCTGGACCGTATCCCAAGAGATCAAGGTCGCCCGTCTCGTGGATGACTTTGGTCTGGAGGGTGCGTACAAGCGTGCCTACTTCAACTACATCTCGCCCGACGACGCGGAAGCGGCTTTGGGCGCGATCAAGTCCCACATTCCTTATGGAGCGGACTTCCAGTAAGCCTGGACCGTCGGCTTCCCCTGACAAGGGAGGCCGAACGGCCCGATGAGCACTCAAAGTTCACGCTTTGAGTGCTCATCGGACTGCAAAGTCCAAAACAACCGACACCAGGCAACCAAGGAGATCAAGATGCAAATCACACAGGACAAGTTCGACCAAGGTCGACGTGCTCTGGAGCGCTTCACCAAGCTGATCCAAGTCCGATACAAGCCGCTCTTGCGAGCGGTGACGGGCAACGAGAAGCTGGACGTGAAGCCTCACTCATCACAAGCGGTGACAGACGGAAAAACCGTCTGGCTCCCGGTCCCCTTGGCGCTTGGAGACGAGACACTGGAACACGACAAGTCCTTGTGTGGACTGCGTGACTTGGCAGACATGAAAATGCTTTGCCCGATGTGCGAAGTCGAAGATGGGATAGACGCAATGGTCTTCCACGAATCGGCCCATATCACGGAGAAGTCCTTTGAGAAGCTAAACGGACGGACGTTCCTCAAGATCGTCCAGCCGATAGTCGAGCCTTACCTTGATCAACTCCCGCTGGACAAGCGAGACAAGATCGAGCGTGAGATTCGTCAAGAGACCGCTCCGATGATCGCATCGAGCAAGCTGGACCCTTGGCTGCCGTTCGCGTTGAACATCATCGAAGACATCTACGTCAACCGTCGCTTGTATAAGTACCGGGAGGGTGTGGAAGTTGCGATGAAGCTCACGTCCCGCAAGACATTCGAGAACGGAATCGAAGATCTCAATTCCGAAAGCAACCACCTGTGGAAAGACAATGATCCCACCGCGCAAGCGTTGATCAGTGCCTACCTTGCAGGCCAGGGGCTTGAGGACTTGGGATCTTGTCTGCATCCCGATCACGACCTCACAAACGATCCGGAAGTGTTGGCGATTGTCGGGAAGATTCCCGGCCATTGTGCGATCCAAGATCGCGTGGAGTTGGCGATGAAGTTGATGATGCACTTGCGGTCCTTGGGCTATTGCCCGACCAAAAGCACATCTCCTCTTCCTCCTCCTCCTCCTCCGACCGAGCCGCAAGGCGAAACCGAGCCGCAGCCACCGCAAGGTGAAAGCGAACCGGAGCCGGGTAAGGGTGAGAGTGGTGACCAGGAAGGTGAAGCCGAAGAGGATGACGAAGCCGAGAGCAATCACGGCGAAGAGTCAAACGACGAAGCTGATCCTTCCGGGAACCCGGAAGCGTCGGAGTCCGAAGATGAAGGCGACGAAGAGGAAGATGGAAGCGAAAGCTCCGAGTCTGACTCTATAAGTGAAAGCTCCGTCGAGCCTGAAAATGAGGACGAAGACGAAATGACGGGCAAGGGACGCGGACATTCGGAAGAGACCGAAGAGTCTGACGACGACGAAGGCGAAAGCGAAGATGGTCAAGTTGAGGGTCAAATCGGGGAAGAGCCCGTCGAGCCTGAAAATGAGACCGGAAGCACTGAGCCAACGGAAGAGTCGACTTGGGAGCCTCCGACGGACGATGAGGTTGACGAAGCGCTAAACAGAGCGCGGAAGATGTTGGAAGAGATCATGGGCCACGATGAATACGGTCCAAGCAACTCCAACTCAAGTCAGGATGGAGACGTGATCAAGCAGGTGATCGAGCAGGCTGGCTTCGACCATCCTTCCGAAAGCCTGCGTGGCGGCGTCGATCTTCAAACGAAGAACGACTACCCGTACAACGATCCCAACTTGTATGCACCGGAAATCAAGGTGCCCAAGCACATGCTGACTCCTCCGCTCTCTCGCTTGCGTGTCGTGTTCTCCTCCAACAAGAAGACCGGAATTGAAAGGTCGCTCAAGTCTGGCACTCGCCTTGACACGATGCACTTGTATCGTGCCGGGACGGATGACAAGCGAATCTTTGGAAAGCGCAACGTCCCCAAGAACCGTGACTGGTTCGTGCTTATCGGGTTGGACTTCTCCGGAAGTACCGATGCAAACGGGGCCGACGCTGCCCACAAGATGGCGGGCCACGCGGTCGGCGAACTTCTCTATCAGCTTGACATCAAGTTCGAGATGTACGCCCACACAAGTGGAACGAAGCGTGACCAGGATGGCAATACTCAACTCGCTTTGGAGCATGTGCTCATCAAGGGCGTGGATGAGAATTGGAGAGACAAGAGCGTTCAAAGGATGCTCTTCTCTCAACGCGGTCGTGGCTGCAACTTAGACGGCCACTCGTTGGAACAGTATCGCAAGCGTATCGAAGCTCAACGAGCGACGGACAAACTCCTCCTCTACTTCACGGACGGCGCAATGCCTGCCTTGAACGCGCATGAGGAACTTCCCATCCTCAAAGAGAACATCGAGATCTTGCGTCGAAGCCGAACTACCTTGATCGGCGTCGGCTACCGGACGGATTCCCCCAAGCAGCATGGCTTGGACACAATCGAAATCAATGGTCCGGAAGATATTGCTTCCATCGTCAAGGGCTTGGAGGATCGTCTCCTGCGCTAAGGGAGGCGACACTCGATCACCGAAAGGTGGTCGAGTGTCCCTCAAGCCAGACAATCTTCACGGATTGCCTGGCTTGAGGGTCACTCGACCCAAACCGACAATCAAGAGAAACGAGACAATCATGTCTATCGACACCAAGCTGGCTCAGGCACTTACCGTGCTTGAGCCGACGGCAGAGGCCATCTTGAAGAACCGTGGAACAGACTTCACGGATCAAGATATCGTCCCCTTCCAGCCGCTCCTGGACTTCCCGATGAGGAAAGTTCTGGCGTCTTATGAGGGAACGAATTCGTTCTTGATGGACCTCCGTCGTAAGCCGAATTGGACGAACCGCCAAGCTCGTGCAGTGGCAAACATCATGCGCCGTGAACTTCGGGGTGAGAACAGCAAGTTCGGGACAAACCCGAACAATCCCGTGGCACCGCGCAACTACACTTGCTACTACTGCAACGAAGTGCTCGTTGGGCTTGACGCCCTGTACGATCACCAAGCGGCGGTCCACCAGAAGGGCAAGCGCTACAGGGGTGAGCAAGTCGGGTCGAACGGCCCGGTTGAAACCACTCACTTCGGTGCTCCGACTGGGCCGATGGTTCCCGTTCTTCCGGATTACAAGCCGGAACTGAACATCGACTTGCGTACCTTCCTTCCCGGACGGTTCGCGATCGAAGACAAGACGGGAACCTTGAGGTTCTTCATCATCACCGAATTGAAGCGGCGGACGCGCCTTTGGGGCAAGTTCGTCTGGACGAAGTACGCATACGCCAACGAGTACCTTGAGAAAGGTGATCGTACCGTGCGCGAACAAGCCGGTGATACGAAGAAGTTCATCGGCAAGCAGCGGATCAACCAGCCGGTCTACTTTGGCGAGGAAGAAGCCCTCATCAAAATGATCGCCGACAATCCTACCGAAGCGATGATTCGCTACGGCAAGGAACTTCATCGTTGCGGCTACTGCGGTAAGTCCCTGACAGACGAACTATCAAGGGAACGCGGTATCGGGCCGGATTGCTGGGAAAACAAGCACATCCCGCAGTTGATCCGCTTGGGCGTTGCTGCTGCCAAAGCAGCGACGCCGTGAACGGCGCAAGGATGATCGGTTGTGAAGTCCACGACCGAAAGAAAAACACAGCGACAGCCAAGCATGTCAACGACAGGCTAAGGCGTCGGAGCAAGCGAATCGAGAAGGAAAGCATCCACAAGTCCGTCAAGGACGGGTCGCTGCTTTACTCCTCGCTTCACAAGATGGCTTGAACATTGCGGATCGGGGAAAAACCCATAAGGCGCGACGCTGTCGAGCCTGGGTTTTTCCCCCTTCCGGAGTATCCAAGCTCCACACCGACAATCAACCAAGGAGACAAACCATGAGCACCAACTTCATTGCGGACGCCCCAGAACCTTCGCGTTCGACGGGCACAATCACCCTTTCTTGGGGATTGCTGAACATTCCGCTTTCGATCTATACCGGAACGGAAGAGACGAATGTCAGCCGCAAAGAGTTTGTAGACGGCGACGTTGAAAGGCCCGCGGGTCGAGCAGTGATTGACAAGATCTCGCAAGAGATCATCGACTCTTCCCGCGTGGTTCGGATGGCTGAGGCAAGCAACGGAACGTTCGTCGTCCTTACGGATGATGAGCAGGCTGCTTGCACAGGCGTTCGGAACGTTGCCGAAGTTGTGACTTTCATCGACAACCGTGACATCTTCAACTACATGCCGAACAAGCTGATGCAGGTACGGCCGAAGCGAGACAAGGGAATTCCGAATCCTGCTGGGGCCAAGGCGTTCTCGCTTCTCATCTCTGCGATGGCAAGCCAGAGCGTCACGGCGCTGGTCAAGGTCGCACTTCGCGGCCCTGCTCAGTACGCGCTTCTAACGGCGACGGGCGATCTCTTGTTCGTCCATTCGTCCGACGGAGTACGCAAGCCACTTGCGATGGGCTTGACGGCAGTGACTCCTCAAGAGCAGGATATGGCAAGGAACTTGATCAGTGCCATCGGCATTGCCCAAGCTCCCCATATTCCAGACGTGACGGCGCAAGCGATCGGACAGTACGTCGATCAGAAGGCAGGCGGAAACACGCCAGCCATGCAAGCAGCGCCGCCCGCGACCAACGGGACGGACTTGATGGATGAACTGATGAAGTCAATCGAAGCCAAGAAGAACGCTCCCAAGTGGGGCGCTCCGAGTGGGCTTCCGGTAAACGTATGAGGCGTCGTAAGCGAGAGCCGAAGGAACCTCCGGTTCTCAACCTTACGGAGTTGCCTGACGACGAGCCACAGAAGTACACAAGGGTCGGCATGACACCGAACATCTTCGATCTGGAAGAAGCACTCAAGCTTCTCAAGAGCGATCATCCGTTCGATGTTCGGCTGACCCGAAGTCAACTGAAGTGGCTGATGAAAACCTGCGAGAAGGATTTCGATATCAAGTTTCGACATCCTTATCCGGGTGGTGACGTGAAAGAGAGCGTTGCACCCTGGTAAGTAGGACGTAGCGCGAAGGCTGGAAGGGTGCGATCCTTCCAGCCCCGCACGGTACATCCTAAGTACCATCCGACAATCAAACAGGGAGATACACCATGAGCAAGCGAATCACGGTTTCGCGTGATATCGAGACGACGACCAAAGAGGTCGTCACCATCGAAGTCCCGGACGACTTCCCCTTCCTGGGGAATCCGTACTTGGACGAAGAGTTCGATCCCTTCAACTACAAGGTGATCGAGGAGCGCGAACAGATCGAAGAGACTCACGAGTGGGGCTCTTGGGAGATCGCGTCATGACTAGCTTGGAACTGACCCGAGGCAAGCTCGACAAGAGTATCCCGCACGCTTATCTGTTCCTTCCGCTCGTGCAGGAAGGCACGGGCAAGGAGGGACTGATCACGCCAAGAGCACCATTGACAGTCATCGTTGGCCCCCGAAGCGCGACACGCAAGTCGCAACTCAAGGAGGTCGCCTTCGGCAGCATTGACGAAATCCTGGAAGCGGGATGGAGGTTTGACGAAGCATGATCTGGGGGTACTTGGGTGCCGTTGGCTTCATCATGTTTGTGGGCATCGTCTGCTTCATGATCGGCTACGAAATGGGACGACGCCATTGGTAAGCGGATAAGCCCGCCCTCCTTCGGGAAGGCGGGCTTTCGCTTTGTCGTTTATTCTCTTATAAACACCTTGCTTTGCACTTATAAACCCTTTCCTTTGCACTTATAAACGCTTTCACGCGCCCAAGGAGTACGGTAGGAGAATGCTTATGAAGAGAAGTGCTGTTGAGCTTGGGATTTATGTAGGGCGTTCTGATGAGCCTGAAATATGAAGCAATTATGGGACAACATCCAAAACAATCCTGCCTTCATGCAGAAGGTGAACGGATGGTTGACAGTCTTCTGGATCGTGATGGTCCCGGTCTCGATCGCGACCGGCTGGGTCACCAGCGTCGCTTACGTTTCGGCTCTGTCTCTCTGGGCGCTCGTGACGGGACATTTATCGGCCTGGCAAGCAGCCAGAGTGGAGACACATCAGGACGAGGACAATGACGTAGCGGAAGTAATGGAGGCCATCCGTCGACTCGACGCACGGCTTTGCGAGAAGATCGAAGAATCATGACCCATGCTACCGTGGAGGCTTGATGGCTTACAAGCGTGGACATATGGCTTCCAATTCCAGGGCGTACACGAGAGTCGGAACGCACGACTTTCAAGTTGTGGTGGGAGCCAATCACGAAGATTCTTCCAGTCCTCCAAGCGAACACGACTATGGATGGAAACCGATTTGGCTCAGAGTGGGTCGTCCGGGAATGAAACAATCAACCTGGATCTCCCTTACAAGTATGACGGTCGAAGAATTGGAAGCAATGAAGACGGTCATCAACCTCGCCATCGATGATGCACTTGTCATCGCAAGTGATCTCGACCTCAAAGCCATTGAACTTATAAACGAAGGTGCAACCGAGATTCCTTTCCGTGCCTTCGCGTCATCACCACCTTTCTACGAGCGCCCCATTGACTTGAAATACGTCGACCAAGATCCGTACCAGGACGCTCTTATGAAGGAGGATTGATTTGAGCCTGAGTTTTTGCCTAACCTCTCGCACATAGAGAGGAGGTGACAGGATCTACTCCTGAGGGTCACCGTCAGAGGTCTAGTCCACCATCGGATGCGGTGGCCCTCACTGAGTTTTTCTTGTCCCTGAGGTTGACACCCCTTCTGTAATCGTGTATGGTCTGTTCCTACCGACAACTGATTACAGAATTGGAGACTCACTCATGGTCGAACAGACCACCCACACGAGGGACGCGATCGCGCTCATCCTCCAGATCACTGACGTGGATCAGCTTGATCAGATCCTCGCCGTCGCCACGGAGCGCAGGTTTGCGCTCTCCGGAGCACCGAACATACCGAAGCCACCCGCACGCATCGTGCTGAAGCAGTCCCCGGCCTGGGTAACGGCTGGAGATTGCGTCCGGGTCAACAGCCCGAAGAACTACAGCTTTCACGGGCTGGTCGGACGCGTCACCAAGACGACGAATCGCGGCCAACAGCCCAAGGTTCACATCCTGCTGGATGATGGCCAAAAGCGCACCGGCCTCATCCGCGTCCCGCTCCCTCTCCTGGAAGTGCTGGCACCGTTGTGAACAACACCGAACGCTTCCTCTCCGTCATCATGACGGGTGGCCGCTACATCGACATCTGTGAGGGTCTCGGTGGCTTCCACAACGATGCCTGGATGGAACTCATCCTTGGTCATGGCGACATCACCATGACGCCCGATGGCAAAGGCTGGGTGATCGATTGCCTGCCACATCAGTCCACGCACATCGACACCGGCATCAGCATCTTGCGTGTCATCCACTTCGACCAGGACTACGAGAACTTCCTGTTCGCTCAGGTGTGGGATCGCCGCGACGAGCGCCCGACGTGGAAGTACGCCCTGTTCTACAACACCGGAGCCAACGAATGGGTGCCCGAGGTCATCGCGGCCTGGGACGAACGCCCCAAGTTCGCAGTCGTGAGTGCGATCGTTGACGATTGGCCTGTGGCATGACTGCCACTATAATTACAGGTGGCTCGGACCCTCATGCAAATAAGCGCACCATGACATGTTCGCGGTGCGAACGGTCTGTACGACCAAGTCACAGCCGATGCTGTGCCGAATGTGCATGGGGGAGTCACTCCCATTGGTGCAACAAGCGACAGGAATCAAAATGAGTACCCCCGAAGAGTTCCAGAAGTATGTGTTGGATCGTGGCCGAAGCCACGCCACGGCCATGAACTACGCGTCCGACCTCCGCAAGTTCCAAGGGTGGGTTTCCCAGGAAGGGGGTGGGGGGTCAAACTCATTTTCGGATGACGTTGAGGCGTTTATCAATGAGCTTCGGGGCAACCCTGAAGTTTCGGTGGCGTCGATCCTCCGCTACATGTCATCGTTGCGAAGCTATTGGCAGTACGCGTCGCGCACCGATCCGACGATCACGCAACCGTTCGTGGACTACAAGGGACCGCGCACACACAAGCTGTCGTCGCACCCACTGCCCGGAATGATGGCTGACGTGGATGCGATGATCCGGTCGACCTACCGGCCGCACCACAAGATTCTGATCGCTCTGTGCGGGTACGCGGGCTGTCGCGTGACCGAAGCCCGCAGTATCACGCCCCGATCCTTGTTCCAGGATCACCAGGGGAACTGGTGGCTGGGGATCCACGGCAAAGGCGGCACCTATCGGGAAGTTCCCGTCATGGACAAGCTGTTCGACCTGCTGGACGACGCGCCACCGACCGATCCCGATGAGCCTTATGTCAGGATCAACGATCGAGCGGCAAGAGCGGCCATCACGAACATTGGAGTGCGAGCACGAATCTCACGTCCGGTCGCCAGCCACGACCTCCGTCACACGTTCGGCTCCTGGGTCTACGGACAGACGAAGGATCTCCGCGTCACTCAGGAACTTCTGGGGCACGCGGACTCCCGAACCACTCAGGGCTACACACACATCGACCAGGAAAGGAAGCGAGCGGCAATCATGGGGGCGTTGACGTGACCCCCGAGATGCTGTTGCTTCAGAAGCACTTCCCATTCCGCAAGAACGGTCACTTCCGACTGCCGTTCACCTACAAGGGTGATCAAGTAGCGAAAACTTTCATTCAGGCGCACCTGTGCAACACTTGCGCTGCAATCGTCCCATCCACTGGGCTGGTCAAACATGCCAAATACCACGGGGGAGCCATCCCCCAGAAAGAAGGAAGATGAATGAGGAAACGTGCGGTTCGGACCGCGTTACGAAACGTCCTATTGATCGGAGTAGTAGGTATGGCTGCTGGATGCACGCCAGAAGAAATGAATGCCTGGCTCGCCTGGCACGATGCAGATCCCGAATCCGCTATCGCCTGGATCGAGCGACCCGAGGTTGCCGAAGACCTCACTCTCGACGCCAACCAGGATGGGGAGTTAGTCCAAGCTGAGAGGCTGGCCCCGCCACCACCACCAGTTCCGACCGGTCTGAACGGACTTCCGTTTGCGTCCGGTGGCCTGAGTGACTGCGCCGAAATGATGTTCTACGCCAACCAAGTTGGTCTCCCCGGTCGCTTTGAGGGCATCGGCTGGAGAGAATCCAACTGTCGAAATGAAGATGGAGTTCACACGTCGTGCTGCTGGGGGTATTGGCAGCTTCACCGGATGCACTTGCCGAAGCCCCAGTGTGACGCCTGGTCGGCATCGGACATCAACAGTGATGATCCCCTTGAAAAACAACGCCAAGCTTGTGTCGCCAAGGCACTTTATGATGCGGCGGGATTGAGTCCTTGGAGCGCAACAACATGACACCTTGCCGTGAATACCAGGGCACCATCAGCAGCGCGGGGTATGGGGTTCGACATGGTGAAGCCGCCAAAAGATTCCAAACGGCCTACGTCCATCGACAGATCATGATCATGGCTGGTCACAACATCGAAGGGAAGGAGGTCATGCACATCTGTGACAATCCTCGTTGCTTCCGGTACGACCATCTCCGGGTGGGAACTCACGCTGAGAACATGGCTGATATGAAAGCGAAGGGGAGATACAAGGACAGGTCTCAAGGGAAGTTGACTCCCATCCCTCACGGGACCAACGCTGGGTATGCCCGTCATCAACATCGAGGCGAGATACCTTGTGATCAATGCAAAAAGGCGCGTCAGGAGTACGACCGTGAACGTCGTGTCGCAAAAGCACTTTATGATGCGGCGGGGATGTCGCCCTGGAGTGCGACCTCATAGAACAGGAGGCAATCATGACCGCCAAGGTCTCAGCCAAGATTTGGGTCTGCAAATACGGATGTCCTTACGTCTACAGATCGACCATTCCGATCTCGGCGAACGCTCACTTCTGCCCGAAACGCAAGGGGGAACATGTGGAGTCGATTCCGCAGAAAGAAGTTCCCGAAATTGCTTGTGTTTCGGACGATGACCCTGTACCTTCACTAACACCACAAGCACCAACGTCCAAGGAGGACACAGATATGGCAACAACCCGAGCCGAACCCAAGGAATCGGCCACGAAGCCCAAGCTCAAGGCAGTGCCCAAGGAGGCAACTGTCGAGAAGAAGGGTCGTCGTTCGATGGGTGGTCGCGGTTGGCTCGCTACGAAGGTCGAAGCGTACCTTCGTACACGCCCGACCGAGACCGTCTCGGTCGGCGAGATCGTGAAGTCGATCAAGAACGTCGAAGGCGAGCATCCGTCAACGGGAGCCGTCGCCGCAGTCATCCTCCGATGGGGTGAGGCGGGATACATCAAGGTCAAGAATGAGCGTCCGCTCTCGTTCAATGGGTACACGGCCAAGTGGAAGGAATCCAGCTTGGATGCGTTCCTGGAGTTTGAGAAGACGAGGCGCGCCAAGGCCAAGGCGGCTGCGAAGGCTTGAGTCAAGCCAGGCCGTCCGTAACGCTCCCGGCCCACACTTTCTTCTACACGACGGATCAGGTCGCACTGATTCTGAACGTGGAAGAGGCGTGGGTCCGGGAGCGTTGCTACCTCGTAGGCAGAATGCCCGACACCCATGTTCGGAGCAAGTTGCAAGTCGTCAATCTCGCGGAGCCGAATGAACGGCCTCGATGGAGGATCAGTGATCGCGAACTCACTCGCTGGCTGATCCGGAAAGGGTACCAAGTCTCATGAATGAGACGACCCGTTTACTGAAGTTCAATTCAGAGATGTTGTTGTGGTTCGACCTGGAGACCACCGGGTTGGACGAGAAGACCGAGGTCATCCTGGAAGTGGGGTGGGGGATCACCGGGTTCGACCTGGAGTGGATTCTTGAACCCATCAGTTACTTGGTCGACGCGAACATCATTTTTCAACCCACCAGGGTCGAAGTAAAAGGACTGGGGAAAGCTCACGATGTCGATCCCTACGTCTACAAGATGCACCAGCAATCTGGACTGTGGCAAGACCTGATGGACAAGAAACGTCTGTCATTGTCAGAAGTCGAGCGCACCATCCTCTCGGTGCTGAACATCAACTCCAAAGCCAAGATCACGATGGCCGGTGCGGGAGTCGCCCAGTACGACATGCGGTGGATCAAGTACCACATGCCTGATCTGCACGCACGCTTGACCTACTACACGATCGACACCGGCATCCACGAACGTGTGGAGAGCCTGGTGAGGCGTCGCGAGATCCGAGGGCCGAGTTCAACCGCCAAGCATCGCTCCGTGGACGACATTCTTCAGAGCCACGAACGACTTATCCGCTACCGAACTGAAGTCCTGACCGGTGTGGCACGGTGAGTGTTGGTGACACCATCAAGATTGCTCTCGTCATCGCCACCACCTTCGCTGTGATCTGTTGGATCGTGATCGACTACATCAAGGATGAAGAATGAGCAAGCGCATCAAGGTCACCGGGTACATCAGTCTCTCCGTTCTGCCCGAGGAATACCAAGACCTCAACCACGAGACTGGGCTGTCCGAGAAGGGATACTTGGACATCGGAGAAGTGGTTGAGTACATGGAGGACATCATCACTGAGGTAGTCGAAGAGTGAGAGACCTGCTTTACATCGCTGGGCCTTACAGTCACCCCGATCCGGTCGAGAACACTCACCGGGCCTGTCGAGTGGCTACGGCGATCTTTGAGCAGACGTTGTGGGTGCCGATGCTCCCGCACATCACACTGGCTTGGCACTTGGTCACGCCGCGACCGGTGGAGTTCTGGTATGCACTCGACCTCCACCATCTCGCGGCGTGCAAGGCAATTGTACGACTGCCCGGTGATTCGACGGGCGCGGACGCCGAAATGCAATTCGCTGAAGGGCTAGGAATCGAAGAATTTTCCTTCTGGGAATTGCCTCTGAATATCCGAAATCTCTGGTTGCTATCCGAATCAAGAAGCGCTATGGTGGGACATGAAGACATTCACTAATGTCGTAGCCATCACTCTGGTGGTCGCGACTGCCATCCTGGTACTGTCGCTAATCGCTTGGACAGTCATCAGCATCTGGTCGGCTATCCTCTGACCACTACTCGCTCAGGAGGAACAATGAGCACACCGAAACGAACAAACCGCAAGGGCGACTCTCAGGGTCTCCCGCAGGCGACCACCGGCCCGATCGCACACGATCTGGTGTCGAACGATCTGACGATCCACGCGGTCGGTAGGTACGTCGAAGACATCGATGAGTTGTACGACAGTCTCATGGACGGGGCCATCCTCGTTCACAGGATTCGTATGCGAGGGTCGAAGCCGGTGGGATACGTCGAAGACATCACCGCTGACATCGATGCTCGCTTGAAGCTGGGGATCGAACGCTACGGGCAACCGCTCCAACCGTTCAATGGTCGCGACATGCTGCTGGATGCTTACGAAGAGATCCTGGATGCGCTCGTGTACCTGCGTGCTGCTCTCTATGAGATCGACCACGAGAAGAATCCGCGGCCTGCGATCTTCGGCGACAAGGTCACCGAGGCGAAGCAGATGGCTGACAACGACGACGCCAAGCCAATCAAGCGGGCAGAACCCTGATGCCGTATGGGTTGGCAATTGACCTTGACGCGATCAAATGCGTTGACCTGGGACATCGATGGAGTGAGACCTTCTACGGTCGGGCACCGGCAGGAAAGCGACGGGGGAACCCGATCCGCTGCTGCGTGTGCGACACCTGTGGGTCCGGGCGCATCGAGTACCTGAAGTGGGACGGCAAAGTCTTTGACCGTGACTACGACCCAGACGATGCGTACCTCGCGAACGCTCGTCTCCTGGGGCCATTCCGGGACCGACGCACGGTCCTGCGTAAGGCCAAGAACGACCGACTGAAGAAGGAAGGGAATCGAGGAATCCTCAATGGCCAAGCAGATGACTGACCAAGCAAAAGAGAACATGCAGTTGGGGGCCAAGGCGATGCGCGCCATCGAGGCGTACCTCGTTTACATCAACCAGTACAAGACCCGTGGTCGCCCTTTGAGCAGTGAATCTCTTGAGAACAAGATCGCTGACGAGGCTCGTCTCGCTCAGAAGGTGATCCTGATCGCCAAGTTGCATGAGGCGATCCGTCGCGAAGAGTTGGCCCAGGAGGAAGAGGCTCTGAAGAAGGAGTTCGTCAAGTACGCTCCCTGGTTCTCGGAGCAGCACGGCGTGACGTATCCGGCATGGCGGGAGATCGGCGTGTCAGCCTTCGTACTTGCAGAAGCAGGGATCAAGCCGTAATGGCCAACTGCGACATCTGCTTGAAGTCCAAGGGATGTTCGCGGCCACTGAATCATGCGGGGCGTTGCAACGACGTTCTAACTTATGTCTGCCTGTGCCATGAGCCTGAAATTGAGGTTCTCAAGGTGTGGAGAAGCGTTTGTGGCGATGCACTTCAGTGCAGGAAATGTCACCGTTGCGTGGACCCACAGCATGGTCTACAGTTGCCTCTCCCCGCGAGCACCAAATCGAACCTCGCTGGAACTTGACAGTCGAAACATACACAACAGATAAGGATGCAAGACATGGCAAAAGCCGACGCAATAGACGTGGTGGACGACGACGAGAAAGTGGCGGTTCCCGCCATCCCGGCCAGCGACATCGATGGCCTGGAAGATGTCGATGAGACCGACATCACGATTCCGCGACTCACCATCGACCACAAGAATGGTTGGTTCGTGGACTCACAGACCAACGAAACCTTCACCGAGTTCCAGTGCATCATGCTTGGACTGGTGAAGCAGCGTGTGCTGTGGCCTCCGACTCCCGGCGAAGAGGGTGACGGTCCACTCTGCCGGTCAGTTGACTTCACCACTGGCTCTCCGTATCTCTCTGGATGGGTGGAGAAGTACAACGGGATCACGGCTCAGAAGCAGTCAGGGTTCACCATCCAGGAGGTCGAGGATGGCAATCTGCCTTGCAACAACTGCGGACTGAAAGAGTGGGATTCCCATCCCACCGGCACCACGCCGTGGTGCAATGAGCAGTTCGTCTTTCCCATCATCCGCATCACGGATGAGGGCGGCTACATGCCTGCCCTGCTCACGTTCCAGAAGACTGGACTGAAGCCCTGCAAGTCCTACATCTCGGGTTTCAAGTCCTCACGACGCCCGCTGTACTCGGCCCTGACACTGATCTCGGCCATCCATCAGCGCAAGGGCACCGTGGAGTACGTCACCCCCAGCTTCACGCGCCTCAGCGACTCGGACCCGACCGAATGGCCGAAGTATTCGGAATCGCTGCACAACATTCGGGATTTCATCACGACTCCCCGGACGATGGAGGAAGCGGTGACGACCGAGGAAAAGGAAGAGGAAGAGACGACGCCAACGCCCACACCAACGGCTGCGGCACCGACGGCTCCCGTCATCGATGACGAGGACGAGGACGAACCCTTCTGACAAGATCACTGTGAGGGAGAGGGGTAGTTTAGTCCCTTGATGCTATGGATAAGCACTCTCCCTCGCAGTACAAGGTGACAGGGGGGAGGGGGTCTTCCGAAGACGGGCGGGAACCCTCCCCCTCTCTGTCAATAGCGTTGGTCCTATCCGGGATCGACTTATCAAGGAGTAACAATGGCAAGTTTAATGGTTCCCTCAGTCGAAGTTCTGAGGAAGATGACCGATCAAGAACTACTCACTCTGCGGACTGACATCGCTGCTGATCTCGGACTGATCCAGGGTCAGATCCGATTCAACGATGAGATCAAGGATGAGGAATGGAAGAAGCGCACAGGGATGGCGGCTCACTACCGCGAACAGGGTCTCCGAACGATCAAGAACATCCTCGCTGAGCGGCACGAATACCATGCCGTCCTGCTGAGTTCGTGGATGAAATGCCTGACCACCGTGGCTGACGCCGCCGAAGCTGTCATCGAGAAATACGAATACGACGCCGAGGATGAGCCGGAATACGTCACCTTGGAAAAGGCGATCGAGTTGTATCAGAGCTTCCGGGTGAGCGCAGAGATCACGGCCGACGCATGAAGATTCACGTCACCTTCGACGCTGACGATCTGATCAATCTTCAGTTCACCGGTAACACATCAGGAGCAACGGGCCGTCAGTACATGACTCAGGGCAAGGACAGAGAGTCCCGTCCTTCGTTCTACGCCGAAGGCGCAGAACTGCGTCAGATCGCTGACCACTTCGATCAACTTGCCACCGAGGCGGGGTACCCGCCCCATTGGCGAATCGAGGTCGGATTGTGAGACGTATGAAGTGGCTGATTCCCGCACTGCTCGTGCTCGCCGCGTGCGGCACGGACGGCGAAGAGTTCAACGATGCCCCCAAGCTGAACAACGTGGACACTGGTGCAGTACGCATCAGCTTCCCCGACGGGTTCAGCAACGTGGCAGCGAAGTGTTTCGGCACCGACATGGTCTACTCATCCACCAACTCCCCCTCAGGGAGCGGGCGTTCGATGGCCGTGTCGTCCAATCACCCGTGGTGCGCCGACGGGATTCTGACCGAGGAAGAGCAGAAGCAATGACCGGCGCAACCCGGAAGTCTCTCGTCAAGGTCAAGGACGAGGTTGACTTCTACCAGCATCAGGTGGACGGCGTTCGTCTGGGCAACCGGATGGCGTCGTTCATCCTGGCTGACGAGATGGGCTTGGGGAAGTCCCTCACTGCGGCCACCGTGGCGGCGATCGACTTTGAACGTGGGTACGCGCAGCGAGTTCTGATCATCTGTCCGTCGTTCCTCAAGTGGAACTGGGCAGAGGAACTCGATCACATGACCCACTTCACTTACACGATCTATCACGGGACTCCAAAAGAAAGAGAGAAGATCCGCGACGATTTCGATTCTGACATCCTTATTACCAACTACGAGCAGATCGTCAACGACTTCGACGCTCTGAACGTGATGGGATGGGACATCGTCATCGTGGATGAGGCTCACTTCATCAAGAGTAAATCCTCTAAAAGGTCGAAGGCTATCCGGCAACTGAAGCGCGGGCGTATGTTCCTGCTGACCGGCTCGCCGATGCTCAACCGTCCCGATGAACTGTGGGCGCTCTTGAACGCTTGCGACCCCAACCGGTTCGCCCGGTACTACCCGTTCGTCAACCGATTCTGTGTGATGGGTGGGTGGCAGTCCAAGCAGATCGTCGGAGCCAAGAACAAGGACGAACTGCGCGGCCTACTGTCGGAGTACATGGTCCGACGGCTCAAGAAGGATTGCCTGGATCTCCCGGACAAGCAGGTCATCTCCATCATCGTGGAACTGCACCCGGAGCAGCGGAAGATCTACGACAAGATGGACGCTGAGCTTCGTATCGACATCCCGAACGACCCGGACCCGATGGAGGCTGAGAACATCCTGGTGAAGATGCTTCGGCTGAAGCAGATATGTGCCACGCCTGCGTCGATCGGACTCCCCGACGACTCGTACAAGTTGGACAAGGCGATGGAGATGATCACCGAGTTCGTCACCGATCCCGACGACCACACACCGGTCGTGGTGTTCACACAATTTCGTGCCGTCCAGACGGCTATGGGGTCACGTCTGGACGGCGCTGGCATACCGTACTGGGTGCTGAACGGCGACACGCCGAAGGACAAACGGATCGAACTGGTGAACGAGTGGGCGGCTCACCCGCAGCCTGGCGTCATCATGATCATGCTCCAGATGGGGGTGGGGCTCAACCTCACCGCGGCCAACAAGGCGATCTTCATCGATCGTCTGTACGTTCCCAAACTGAATGAGCAGGCCGAGGATCGCATCCACCGCATCGGGGCCGATCTCACCAAGCCGGTTCAGGTGTTCAACATCATCGCCAAGAACACGGTCGAGGAACGGATTGAGAAGATCCTGGCGGCGAAGCGAAAGCTGTTCGATTCGGTGGTCGAGGTCGACGCAGACTGGAAGCGTGAACTCATCAAGCAACTGGCGAACGCGTCATGAGATCGGTCATCCCACCCCCCAGATCAACCACGCCTTATCAGAACTACATGAAGGGTGTGCAGTTCGACTGCGTGGACTGCGGCCACCACACCCAGTTGATGGGAGAGTATTACACCCTCGTCAAGTCAGTGTGGTGGGAAGCCGTCGACAAGCGACCGGACATGCACACCGTCATGCTGTGCATCGGTTGCTTGGAAGAACGTTTGGGTCGCCGGTTGACGCCGGGAGATTTTGACCCCACCCTCTGGGTGAACCGACGCCCAGAAGAACATTCACTCAGACTCAAAGATCGCCTCAGGAGGGCAAAATGAGAAGGTTCAACCTCAAAGACAGCCACGGGAATCTCCACTTCATAGAATCGGAGATCATCGAGTTCGATGAGAACGGATCAGTCACGTTCCTGGAGTCGGACAATTCCGACGCCCTGATCGCCTGCTTCGCTCCCGGAGCGTGGCACGCGGTCTTCACCATCCCGGATCAACCGGAACCTCTCGCCCCTCCGACCAATGGATGAGAAGGAACAAGTCGAGATGGCACTCTCGGCGCTGACATACATCCGCCAACGGTGGTACGGCCAAGGCCAGGACAAGCCTGGATGGGCGCACCACACCGTTCACATCGACAGCATGATCACGGAACTCAAAGTTCTACGCACCCGACTGGAGACCCAATGCTCAACCCCAACAAGTACATTGTCCTGAGGCGCAGCAATCTCAGCCGCAATCTCATCCAGACGATCGAGGACGAGAACCTTGCCATCGAGGACGCCGTCGTCATCCGCAAACAAGATGTCTTCGCCGAAGCGGGACTGCACGCCTACGCAGCCAATGTCCTGACCGGGATCGAGATGCTTGCCTTGTTCCCCAACCTGGCTCAGCATATCGACGTGGAGCACCTTCAAGACCTGGCTGACTTCTTCCATGAACAGGCGGTCTCGTGTTCTCAGGACACGTTCTTTCGTAAACTTCCAGATTGATGAGCGAACCTCCCGAGACCTACACTCTGACCGAGGTAGCCCGACTGTTCCGACAGGACTATCGGGACATCAAGATACGGGCCGCGAAGGGGGAGTTTGAGTACACCATTGACGAGCGAGGCCATTACCGGTTCACTCGTGAATCCATCCTCCAACATCTGGAAGAACTCCAGATCAGGAACAACCGCATTTAGAAAGCTGCTTGATGGCTAATTCCCACATCGCCACCGTCTCGGCCGCACTGCTGCACGAGGCACTGAACAGAGCGAACAAGGTTGCCCCCACCAAGGGGAATGCTATGGACCGCGCTGCTGGCATCCAGATCGACTTCCGACTGGACGAGGCCCATATCCGGGCCACCGATCTCGATGTCACCTTCTACCAGAAGATCCCGGTCGAACAGGTCAGCGAGGAATGCGTCTTGCGTCTGTCGTCGGTGGTGCCACCGTTCGTGGCATCGCTGTCGATGGACAAGAATCAGGTGATCCGATTCTTCCGGAACGACCAGAAGCGCATCATCATCCAGTACGGCAAGACTCGGACCAAAGCGACCATTCCCATGATCGTCGGGGAGTACCCGACGGTGAACTGGTACGACTACGAAGTGATGACCGACGCCAGTGACCTTGGCAGCAAGATCGCATCGGTTGCGTGGGCCACCGAGAACGACGCATCGGGCGTGCTGTCCGGGATCAAGATCGATGGCAAGTGGCTGGAGGCTCTGTCCTCCAAGAACGCTGCTCGCATCCAGTGCGAGGTCGAGAGCGACGTGACGGTGATCGCCGTCCTGAAGTCTCTCGTTCCTCTGGTCAAGTCCGGTTCCCGGCTGCGGATGATGACCCAGGAGGGTCGCATCATCGTCGCGCTGGATGAGATGACCCAGGTGACATCCACCACGGTGCTGGGGGAGTGGCCGAATCTCGTGGAACGACTGGAACGCTTTGAGTTCCCGAACTCGGTGACGATCCGCAAGACACGGTTCGCCGAGGCACTGGGACGCATCCTGAGCTTCGTTCGCAACGACCGACTGCCACGAGCCAAGGTAACCATCACCAATGACTCCATCGACGTGGTGCTGTCTGGCACCTTGAATGGTGACGTGCAGGACTCCTGCGCTATCTCCAGCCGGGAAGGGATCGAAGAAGATGTAGAGTTCACCTTCAACCCGACATGGCTGTTGGAGGCCATCGACACGTTCCCCGGAGCCTCCGTCAAGATCGAATACAACGGAAACCTTCAGCCAATCCGGCTGAGCGAACCATCCACAAGTTATGAGGCATACGTCATGCCCATGAGAGACATCGATGAGTGAGGAACAATGACCAAGAATCCTGGACCTGACAGCCTGTATCCCTACGCCGGATCAAGTGGTTGGTCAGGCACCGACACCAGCAAGGCGTCGGCCGACAAAGATGATGCCGAGGGGCGCACCCTTCGCCGTCACCAGATCACGATGGGTCACCTGGCCAATGCCGGTCCCCGTGGGGCGACGGTCAAGGAACTGCGTGACACCTACACCGAAGATCATCACGGCCGATGGTCGGCAGCGTTGAGCCGAGCCCACAAGATGGGGTACATCTGCATGTTGGAAGACAAGCGTGTCGGTTGTCATGTGTACGTCCTGCCCGAGTGGGTGGGCGACCGCGTCACCATCGCTCCCCGTCCCCGTCGGATGTCCGAAGTAGTTCGCGGAGAGTTGAAGGCTCTGGCCGAGGCTGGTGACCTGGATGGCATCCTAGAGTACTTGGATGATTCGCTCGTAACCGCCCCGGCATGAGGGACATACTCGCCATCCTCCTTGCTGGTGTCGTGGTTCCCGCCGTCTACTGCTACATGCGGTATCGATTCATGAACAGTGATCTCTGATGAGGGACCACACCTACAACCCCAGCCGGAAGGTGGACATCACCGAGCCGGTCTTGGAGTACGACGGTGAAGTCATCAGGCCAGCATCCCATCCCAAGCGCGACCGCTCTCGGAACCGCCAAGCGAAGTTGTCCCGGAAGAGGAACCGATGAGTAAAATCAAGCTGGCCTGCGGCGAAGTGTGGCCTTCGCGGTCGGGATGCACTGCGTGGGGATCGCGGTCATCTCACGGATGCCGACTCGACCCAGGCCACGACGGTATCCACCGCTGCCTCTGCGGACGCCCAAAGCCAGAGAGCGACCGTTACCCGTCAGTAACGGACGAACCATGCGAGTGCTGCGAACGAGAAGTCCTGACACGCCTGCGGCACGACTTCGATGACCCAGACGTAATCGTGGCGCTATGCGATGAGTGCTCGGCTGTGCTGGAGCACAGAGTCGGTTACCCGTCAGTAACGACGGACGATGGCAAGATCGCGCCATGAAAGAACGCGAATGGGTCTGCAATATTCTCCGCTGGCGCGTACGCATCTACATCGGAAGCTCGATGCACTCCGAGCGTCGCGTCCGAACCTGGCACTCCGACACCGGCAGCCGCGGCATCTACGCCGTCCCGTGGGAGATCGACAACCACGACGGGCGAGTGTTCGGCGCACAGTACCGCCGCCACCGATGAGCGGTTACCCGTCAGTAGCGTCCGAGGAGACCTCGTGAGGAGGAGAACCATGAAGAGTAACCAAGGGATCGTCTACATCACAAGGAACGGAAGGGCTCTGACCGGTGCGGAAATTGAAGTGCTCGTGGCACAATCCGAAGTCGCAGAATTTGAAATGGCCGATCGCTTCCCACCGGGTCGCACGGAGCCAGATGCCGATTCCCGCATGGCGGCTCGCGCCATCAACCAGCAGTACCAAGCCCTCATTCTGGAGGGGATGGATGATGATGTGGCCGTCCGAATCATCGGAATGATGCTCGCCAACGCCGCTGCCCTGTATGAGCAGGGGGAATGATCGCCCAGGATCGGCCGCTCAGCGTCCATTTCCGGGGCGAAACCCCCCTTTCTGGTATCCCGGTGGGGTCCAAATCGCCTACGAACGCTCAGGAGGGACCAAATGCCACACCTTGAGGAGCCGAAGATGGTGTTCGTCGTTGCCCAAGGCAGCGATCCGACCGAGATAGTCGACCGCGAGGTCGCTGTCGTCAACTACCTCATGACCACGCATCCGGGACATGTGTTCCTGTGTCGTGGCAGCTTCGTGCTGATCGAACTGAGGTTCGCCCGCCCACTCCAGGAGTGGTCGGACTTCTACGTCAACTTGGTAGATCGTTGTGACGCCCTGTATTGCGTGGACGACTACCGCCGCCACCCGTTGGCCGACTTTGCTCTTGAGAACTACATGCCGATCCTGGGTGACGCTATGGATCTGGAACTGTTCCTGTCAGGGCTCAGCGTTCAAGATTCGGATTAAGCAATAGATCGCACCCATGAGAGCCAACGTCGCGAGCACCAACGGAACGACCACATGAGACCAATGATTCGATCCCTGTGGCTCTTTCACGCCCGAGAGTCTGCCTGATCACAAATGCACAAGGGATGGTATTGGATCACGGGAATCAACCCGGAACCCTGGACGCCCGGAACCGCCTTCCGATACGGAGGAGGGAGAGGAGCCGGGATCGCCAAGCAGGGCAAGCTCAGGGCGTACCAGGAGGCCGTGGGGGAGGAGTTCGCGTACCAGAACCCTCACTACGTTCCGATGATCGGTGAGTTGTCACTCACTTTCTACTTCTGGAGATCCACGGCTCACGGGAACGTGGCTGATGCCACCAACCTGCTCAAGTCCACCGAGGATGCACTTCAGCAGATTCTGTACGTCAACGATCGGCAGAACCGGCACGTCGCGAGCACGATCATGGAGCAGTCTCCCGAGACGGCTCCGCATATCTTGATCACTATCGGCGCATGGGAGCGCCCGGAGATCGAAGTACCGGCAGGAGTCATCATCCCGAAGTACGCTGACATCGACTGGAAGCCACCAGACGACGACCTGTTCTGATGTTGTGGATCTGGATAATACTTGTCGTAATCTACACTTTTACTATCGCTCTACGTCCATATCTTGAAGAGGAACTTCATGCAAACCGTCCCCGACCACCCGGCGAAGTACAGTCAACCGATCCTGAGAACGATCGAGACGATCCTTTTAGCCGAAAGCCTCAAATCTGATCACGAGATCACGGTCTTCGATTGCTTCGGTGGCACCGGCCTGATCCATTCGCTTGCGATGCCTGGGTTCATCCGAACTGAGGCGATCGAGATCGAGCCTGAGTGGGCCGCGTCTCACCCACTCACCAAGGTGGGCAACGCCCTCCATGTCGATGTCCCCGATGACCACTACGACGTGATCTGCACGTCCCCGACTTACGGGAACCGGATGGCCGACCACCACGAGGCCAGGGACGACTCCAAGAGGATGACGTACCGGCATCAGCTTGGCCGGATGCCCAACCCGGACTCGTCAGCCACTCTCCCGTGGGGGCAGAAGTATTGGGACTTCCACAGGAAGGTGTGGATCGAGCAGAGTCGGATTCTCCGTCCGGGTGGACTGTTCATCCTGAACACCAAGGATTTCTACCGCACCCGGACGCTCAAAGGAGCCCGCGTCCAGGAACTGGTCGAGGTCACCAGATGGCACGTCGAGTTCCTGCTGACGCTTGGGTACAAAGTGATCTCCACCACGCCCGTGCCGGTCAATGGCATGAGGATGGGAACCAACCACAAGAAGCGCGTCCCCCATGAGATGGTCGTGGGCCTGAGGAAGAGCAATGTACGGCGGTGAAATTGTCCGCTTCGTGGACGCCAAGCCAGGCGACCACTCGTTCGTCTACGGCGGCGAGTACATCACCGACAACATGGATGTGGGATGGGTCACCGACCTGGAATACTTCGATGAACGGGACGGCGAGATCAAGCTCAAGCGTCAGATATGGCAACTGATCTCCGAGGACGAGATCGTCCTGCCTGATCCTTTCCCACTGGAGGACGACGAATGAGTCGAAGCGCCGCAATGAACGTCGTCATCGTGGCGACGCTGTTCATCCTGATGGTCGTCTTGTTCGTCATCGCTGGCTGGATCTTGAACGGAGCACTATGAAAGTCCATGTCTACAAGATCCGGAAGGACGACTTCCGAGAGAAGAAGGATCTCCATTTCTGCACCCACTGCAAGGGGTGGTACGGTATCCCCCACTACGGACTCCACTGTCAAGAGGACAGAGCGTCCGACTTCCCGATCGGATGTGCCTGTCGATTCTGCAAGCAGAAGCTGGGCGTGCCCGTGACGGGAGAGTACGGATTCTTCTCAATTGCTAAGGAATGGCAACCATGAATGAAGTACTGCACGGTGATTGTCGGGAGCTTCTCTCGATTCTCACATGGAACCGTGAAGTCAACTGTCTACTGACGGACCCGCCTTACGGAGTCGACTTCCAGTCGACCTACGGAAAGAACGAGACCGACCGCGAGAACTATCAGCGCAAGATCGCTGACGACCACGGGGTAGATGATGCGATCGAGAGCTTCGATGACACCCTGAAGCTGATCATTCCCGCTATGGCTGATCTATGTGAGATCTATGTGTTCTCCGCTTGGCAAGTCGCTCCGGAGTGGCAGAAGTATCTTGAGTCACTTTCGGCTCACGGGCTCGACCTCAGGCAACTGCTGATCTGGGACAAGGGGTATCCGGGGATCGGCGATGTCAAGTACAACTGGGGGGCCGGTCACGAGTTCATCTACTACCTCAAGAAGGGCCGTCGGCGGGTGCCGTACCGGCGCTCCGGGATCATCGCCGTCAACAAGGTTCGCCCTGGCACCAACGTCCACCCGACACAGAAGCCGGTGGCGTTGCTCAAACTGCTGATCGAGTACAGCACCGACCCCGGTGAGTTCGTCTTTGACCCCTACGCCGGGTCGGGTTCGACCATCGTGGCTGCTCAGGAATGCGGGCGGGACGCGATGGGGATCGAGATCGAGGAAGATTACGTCGATACGGCGCGCAACAGACTCTCGCAAGGCGGCTTGTTCAGCGTGTAACCTGACCGGCATGTCAGAACCTGATGTGCCACAGAGCACGACACGACGGATTGAGCCGTTCGTGATCATCCCCGGCATCCAGCGCGATGGGTATCCGGAGCCAGAGAATCCTCCTTCCTTCCGCGACTACGTTCGCAAGCAGCAACAGGAAATGGCTGATCCCACTGAGGATCAACTCGCTCTGCGTCGTTGGGTGGATGACGGTGGGTACGAGAAGAAGCCACTTATGACCTTTGACCCCGACGAGGCAGAGTTCCCAGAAGCAGACATCCCTGAGGTCTGATGCTGGAAGCCCCCTGGCGTCGTAAGGCCAAATGCTTCGGGCTGGACCCGAACATGTTTGTTCCTTCGACACCCGGTGGCTCACTCAACCCCGCCAAGAACATCTGCAACGGCCGAGACGGACTTCCTCCCTGTCCCGTCCGCCAAGAATGCAATACCTTCGCCAACGATCACAGTTTGATCGGCGTCTACGGCGGGGTCGTCCACTCATCCCGTTCGACGGAGATCGTCGTGTTCGTTGAGATCCAGGATAGCCGACCGCACCGGAGCCCCCAAGCTCCTTGATACTGTGGTCGAGTCCCCACTCGCCCGACAACAACACATAACTCGTGTCAGGGAAGCCCAGCACGATAGCAAGCTTCAACCATCACGACGGACGAGTGGGGACACTGGACCTAGACACACGAAGTCTGTAGCGTCCTTCACATGCTCTCTGTAGATGACGGTTTCTTCAACGGCAACTTCAACCTTGCCGATCTCCTGTTCTTCCTCGCCGCGATTGCGTTCGCCGTCGCATTCGTAATCCTGGCGACGAAGCCGAAGCCGAAGCCGATCGACTCGGCGCTGATAGCAGCAGGTCTCACCTGTCTCGCTGTCGCCTTGCTGGCTCTATGACAAGACCCCCCGCCCGACTGGAACTGGTCGTTTGGGGGGTCTCGGAAGTACAGAGATTACTGAACCCGTGAGGGTGATGCAACCTCAGAATGCAGCAGGGTGGACGCGTACGTCGATCCAGGCCAACTGATCCTCAGGCCACGTCTTGCCGTCGATGTGAAGCTTCAAGTCGTAACGTCCCTCGGTTCGGTTGCTCAACCAAGATTGAAGTGGAACCGTCACAATCTTGTCATCTGCGTTGAGCACCGAACCGGGGAGACCTACCACGGTCGAATCTTCTCCCGAGAGGTCAGCCGTGATCACGGCTCCCGGAAGCAACAAAGCGAGTCCTGACAATTGGATGGCGATGCTATCGCTGTCGCCCTTGTATCGGACCCAGGACACTGGCATGGCGGTCATGGCACGAGAATACCTTTCTCCGATGTAGCAGGTCTGATTACAGTTCGCTTGTCCTTGCGTTCCATCTCGCGCTCCTCATCGATCCGGATACAGGCGCGCAGAGCATCCAGCCGTCGCATCTCCAGCTTGTAGCCACTGAGGATGGTGTGCCCGAAGAGGCACAGGGCAGCAGCCGCCATCGTGTCGCGCCCGTCGACCGCACCAAACCCGCCAGCGGAGTTCCCTGGAGGGGAGTGCAGCCCGACCGCAGCAAAGGTGTCCCGACCTTCCCCCACAAGGACGGTAGAGGAGAAGGTCGGGACAACATGGACGACGGCAGCGGCCATCGTGTCGGAGCCGTCAGTAAGTTCCAGAGTGCTCTCGTGGAGCGGAGGAGTACCTACACCAACAGCAACAAGCGTGTCTGGCTTGTCGGCGAGAACCAGTGTGCTTGAATGAACCGGAGGAACAGTGACGGCTTCCGCAACGAGGTCGTCACGCCCATCCGGAACAGCCAACGTGCCGGTGAGGGTCGGAGGCGTCGTGGAGGCCGTCGCCACCATCGTGTCGAGGCCGTCCGTGATCCCCAGGACGCCAGCACCGACCGCACCGGCCACCACATTGGCCACCAGCGTGTCCAAACCGTCCGAGAGGTCTACGGAGGCCGTGTGCAGTGGTACGACAGCGGATACGGACGCTGAGAGGGTGTCGCGGCCGTCCGTGAACACCACGGTGGACGTGGCGAGCGGAACAGCAGCCGTGGCAGTCGCATCGAGGTTGTCTGCGCCGTCGATGAACCCCAAGGTGCTCGTGAAGATCGGGATCTCGCTCTGCGCCGACCCCACCATCGTGTCGCGGTTGTCGCCCCCCGACATCGTGCTGAGAAGCATCGGGACGACGGTGTCGGCAAAGGCACGCATCGTGTCTTGGCCGTCGGGGAGAACGAAGATCAGAACATTGACGGCAAGGAAGTCGGGTGTGGCTTCCAGGGTGTCTACGCCGTCGGAGACGACCAAAGCTGCCGAGATCGTCGGGATGGTGCGGGTGGCCGCAGCCACCATCGTGTCCAGACCGTCCGAGACGGTGAACGCGGCAGCGGAGTTGCCCGGAGCAGCACTTGTTCCGACAGCACCGATCTGATCCGGTGCTTCGGTGATGACCAAGGATGACGTGAAGGTGGGAACGACAGTGGAGGCCGTCGCCACCATCGTGTCCGGAGCCTCGGTGATGACGAGGGCGCTGACCAATGTCGGGACATCAGCCGTGGCTTGCGCCACCATCGTGTCCGTGCGATCGGTGAGAACGATCGACGCATCGTTGATCGGGATGACTTGGAGGACAGCGACGAGAGTGTCCCGGCCATCGGTGACGACCAGCGCACCGGAGAACGTCGGGATGGCCGCTGTGGCGGTCGCTACAAGTGTGTCTTCGCCGTCAGTGACGGTGATCGCCCCTGCCGAATCTCCCGGAGGCGCGTGGTTCGCCGTGGCGACCATGTCGTCCACGCCGTCGGTGAGAACCAGAGTCGAATCGAAGGTCGGGATGAATGCCGAAGCCGAAGCGACAAGGGTGTCCCGGCTGTCGGTGGCAGCAGCAGTACCCAGCAGGGTCGGCGGCTCCGTGTCGACGGAAGTCGCAAGCGTGTCGATGCGGTCGACAACGACCAAGGTTCCCGTGAGCGTCGGGGGAGTCGTCGTGACGACGACGGCAAGAGTGTCCGGATTGTCCGACACCGAGAGGGTCGATGCCTGCTCAGGTGGTGCCGCCGTTGGGACGCTTGTAAGCGTGTCAGCGTTGTCGGTGAGCGCCAGAGTCGACGTGTACGTCGGAGCAGTGGTGGAGACCGTGAGCGCAAGAGTGTCGAGACCGTCGAAGAGGGAGAGGAAGGCGTTGAGACCGGGAGGCGTGGAGACTCCGGTCGAGGCGATCGTGTCCGCAGCTTCGGTGTAGAGCAGGGACGTGACATTCGGCGGGGGAAGCGATTCGGACGCAGCGACAAGAGTGTCTCGGTTGTCGGTCTGGGCGAAGGTCGACAGGTGCGTCGGAACGACCGTCTCGGCCGGTGCAACGAGGGTGTCGACGCGGTCGGAGATGGAAAGTGTGCTTGTGAATGTCGGAACTGTGGCGTCTACCGTCGTGACGATCGCGTCGAGGCCGTCAGTGCGTGCAAGCGAAGATGTCTGGAACTCTCCAGCGGTCGCTGCCGCCACCAGCGTGTCTGGCTGATCGGTGAGAGCCAGAGTGCCGGTGAAGATGGGTGCGGTCGTGGTTCCCGCAGCCGTGATCGTGTCGATGTTGTCGGTGAGGACCAGAGTGCCGGTGTGAATCGGAACAGTGGATGAACCCGAAGCGACCAACGTGTCTGGGTTGTCGGTTGCGGAAGCTAAACCTATGAAGATTGGAACCGTTCTGTCACCGGAAGCAACGAGCGTGTCCGCTCCGTCGGTGAGGGCGAGCGTGCCGGTGTACGTCGGAGCCGTCGTGGAGGGTGTCGCCACCAGCGCGTCGGCTCCGTCGGTGAGATCCAACGTTGCCGTCTGGACGGTCCCGGCCGTTGCCGTCGCCACCATCGTGTCGACGCCGTCGGTGACGGTGATGATGGCTGCACCGAAGGTTCCGGCCGTTGCGGTCGCGACCAGGGTGTCCTGGCCGTCAGTGACGACGACATTCTCCGAAGTGAAGACTGGAACGGTTCGGCTGGCAGCAGCCACCATCGTGTCGAGGCCGTCGGTCGCTACCAGAGCACCCGTAGTGATGCCGAGGGCTTCGACCGAAGCCTCAAGTGTGTCTACGCCGTCGGTGCGAGCGACAGTCGAGTCAAAGGTGGGTACGGTCGTGGAACCCGTAGCCGCAAGCTCATCCGGGTCATCGGTTGCCGACAGAGTGGACTGGAACAGTTGCTGAGCGTTGACCGACGCTGCCAAGGTGTCTCGACCGTCGACCAGGATGAGGTCAGTCTCATAAGTACCTGGCTCCTCAGCCGAGACCGAAGCACCGATGACATCAAGCCGATCTGAGACATCCAGGGTTGCGGTGCGAACAGCGGTGAACGTGACACCGGAAGTGAGGGTGTCCGCTCCGTCGGTGAGCGCCAAGGTTCCCGTGAAGACCGGTACCTGCGTGTCAACGGTTGGCGCAAGCGTGTCTCGACCATCGGTCGTCGCGATGATCCCCCGATAGACATCCACCCTTGACGCCAACGTGTCCCGACCATCGGTCGGAGCCATCGATCCTGACGACGACCCCGCAGCCCCAAGCGATACGATGAGTTGAGGGATGACACCTTGAGTGACGGTCGGCGCGCCAGCCTCGGCTACGGGGACAACCCTGAAGGCGAACGAATCACTGTCCTCAAGCCCAAGGAAGTTGGTCTGGATCGAGAACACCAACTCCGTGTAGTTGTTCCCCGACCACCCGACATCGTCTGCTCGTCCATCCTCGGTGACTCGGCCTGCTACGAAGGTTCCGGTACCGGCTGACAGTCGAGCCGTGGTGGCGTTCTGATCCGTCAGGTTCACAGAATCGGTGTAAGCAATGATCCCGGCATTCGGGACCGGCGCGTACAGGACCGGTGGGAACGAATCGTATTCAAGCTGCCAATCAGTCGTACTTGGGATAGGCAAGTCGTTCGTGGACTGAAGCTGCACACGAAGTTGCAAGTTCTGCACGACATCACTGATCGCCGCAGCCGAGTTCTCGGCCGCAGCCGCAGCCGAACTGGTCTCCGTGCCGTCGAAGTAGAATCTGTACTTGGAAACAGTGACGGCGGGGACGTACTCGGTGACGACTTGCGGAAGCTGAATCCAGGTATCGCCGGTCGTGTTCGCGACTGGTCCGTTGTAGACCAGAGAGGCAGTACGCCCTGATGATAGCGGGCTGATGTCTTCGTCGTCTATGAATACTCGCAAGCGAAGTCGCTTGCCCGTCGCTACGGCTGTAGTCGCGCCAGCCAACCATCCCTTGATGGCCGTCTCAGCAGTTGGAAGCCTTCCGTTTTGTTGGTTGACCCAGTTCCCACCCGGAGCAGGCGTATTCACAATGCTGCCAGCACCCCAGATCACAGCCCCTGAACCGTCAGCGTTGCAGATCGCCAATTCCGCCCGACACGAAGCCGTACCGGAAGTGGACTGGAATATCCGGAGGTTGAGTCCAACCAACCCATCCAAGGTGAAAGCATTCAATGTCTTGGAATACCACTCCAGCGGATTCGCACCCGGCGTAGATGTCCATTGGATTGCTGGGGTCCACCCTAGAACTGTGTTGACTTGAGCCGTAGCGGAGATCGGTCCACGATCGGTCCACATCTCCTTCTCATTCATGGGGCCGTCGCGGAGAACTTCAACCCAAACCTGAGCAACCGTCAGGCTGGTGTAGTTGTTCAGACCGAAGGTGGTTGAACCTCCTGCGACACCTTGCCAGTCGATGATGTTCTGGCCGAAAGCTGTGCCATCACCCGCAGCACGACGTGCAGTCACCGTGCCGGAAGCCGCCAGGGGGGTCTTTCCATTCGGGTTAAGTGAGTTGAAGTCTGCACAGAAGTAGAGGAGCGTCGAGTTCCTTTGCAATATCGCGGTCTGGGATGCCTCTGTTCGGGAGTTCCCACCATTCGCCTCACCGATCGCGCCAGGTACGACCCAGGCGCACAAACCGGAAGCCGAATTTCCCGAAAGGATGGTGAAGTTCGCTGAGATGGTCTGGTTGGTCTGAGACGATGCCGCCACGGCCACCCATATCCACGCAGAGCACTCAGTCGTGCCACCAGTCGATGCAGCAGCATTAACCTGCTGGAACAACAAGTTGGCATTCGTCGGAACACTGAACCCTTGCGAGTTGATGGAAGATTCTGTTCCACCAGCGACGTAGATCCGGTCACCGGCATTCCAACTGACACCCGTGATCGTTCGCTGCGTTCCGGTGGGGTAGCCGGTGAACCACGTCGCCGACTCGTAGAACGCAAGATTGGCGGGAGCAGCGGGTGTTCCCGTATCGATACTCGCGGTGTCCTTGAGATACAACTTGGACCCGTTCGGTTCCGTTTTTTGAACGGCGAAGGGTTGAGCGAACTTGACATAAGCTTCACTGGCTGCTCCTGCCGCACCACCGATAGCAGTAGTCGCCGTACCCGAAGCCATGTTCTGACCTGCCGGGGCGTCATCGAAGAAAATGCGTGCCCGAAGTCGATCACCCTTCAGAAGGTTGGTCGAGGTTGCGGTCGCGGTGAAGTTCATCTTGGTTGAAGTACCGGTAGATGGAACAACGTTGGTCGATCTGAAGATCTCAGAGACAATGTTGCCCTGAGAATCCATCCTGTCCACGACGCAGTTGACAGCGGAGTTGGCTGCGCCAGCAGTACCCATCTGCCAAAGTTGAAGATCAACATTGCCCGAGATCGTCACATTGCGATCGATCGGCAGAGTGATCCAATGATGTATCTGTTGGGTGGCGAAATCAACTTCGATACCGGGAATCGGTCCTGGGACCGTAGCGACATTGGGCGACGAAACAACCCCTAACGGAGCGTCACCCCAGAGCCAGGTCAGATGAGGAAGAAGCGTGCCTCTCAAGATGAAAGCGCGATCTCCCCTGTTGATACCGGGGTGTGGCCCGGTGTCAGCAAACCAGAACTGAGCGACGATCGGTGTCGCTTCAGCGGTGAACGACCACGAGTGGTTGAAGGCGGCTGTGCCTTCCGACATCTCTGCTTCGCCAGTAGAACCGGTGGCGCTGATCGCCCACTGGTGATTGAGGAATGCCTGTCCGACAGGGTTCCTCTTGCCGACCGCGGTGAGGCCGCTCGACCAGTTGAATGCCGCGGTGCCTTCACTTCCGTTCTCACCGGTCGCCGTGAGATTCCAATTGTGACTGAAGGAAGCGGTACCTTGCTTGACGCCCGCAACGGGTGCCACGCCTGTGGCGGTCATCGTCCAGTTGTGATTGAACGACGCGGTTCCCTGCTGATCCCGGACAACGTCAATCGTCGGCGTGACGCCGTAAGTCAGTCCTGTCGTCGCTCCGTTGCGGAGGACACGGAAGCGGATGGTGTCGCCGCCAATGAATGCTGGCTTGCTGATCTGCACCGGGTAGACGAGTTCGGTGAAGTTGTTGCCAGGGAAGCCGAAGTCATCAACCAAGCCGTCTTCGGACACCCTGCCGGAAGAGAAGGTACCGGTGCCACCGGTCAAACGATTGGTGGTGGCCTGGCCGTCGGTCAGAGACGGGTCGTTGTAGGGAGCGACCGACGCTGAAGCAACGCGTGTCTGCACTCGGAAGATCAAGTCATTGGCGGAATTCGCAGTCCACGTTCCCGCAGCCACTCGGGTCATCTGGTTGCCGCCATGAGCAGGTGACAAATCGGAGCCGTATCCCCAGGCATTAGTACCATCGAAGGCAGCACTTGCTGTGAGCACGATGACGTACCGGGTACCATTCACCAAGGTGAACGTCCCATCGAAATCGAAGTATTCCCACTGTCTGGTGGTGGTGAACGTTCCCGCAGTTCGGACGGTAGAGGTCGCTAGGAGCGTGGCACCAACACTGCTTGTACCGTAGGTACCCGAATGGGAGAACAACTCAGCCTTGATCGTTGAAGTTGGAGCCCCGAGCCGACAGGCCCAAAAACCGGCCCTCCACAGAGGCTGTCCGTTGCCGGTGAACGATTGGCCTATCGATACTTGGTTGACTGCCGAGATCGATGACGTGACCGACAGATTCGCCTCACCATAAACATCGACATCGGCAAAGGTGTACCCGACATCTGCCCACGTCCCGACGCCGTTCTTCTCCCACTGAAGCTGCCAATCGTCGGTGGCGGGAAGCGGTGCTGCCGTCGTGGATTGCAACCGCACACGCAATTGACCAATCCCGTCACCCGTGTTCAGGTTGCCGAGGATGGAAGTATTCTGGGCACCCAGCGCGACGCTGCCCGACTCTGTGCCTTGGTCGTAGAACCGGTATGCCGCTTGATTGACCCCGACCGTAGCCGCGACCAAGTTGACGGTCGGGGTTTGACTGTACGTCATTCCCGTCGTCGCACCGTTCCTCAGGACACGGAAGCGAACGGAGTCACCGCTGACGAATGCCGCCGCATTCATCTGGACCGGGTAGAGCAATTCAGTGAACCCGTTCGCCGCGAAGCCCACATCGTCAACGAGGCCATCCTCAGACACCTTGCCCGCAGAGAAGGTGCCCGTGCCACCGGTCAAACGATTGGTAGTGGCCTGGCCGTCGGTCAGAGACGGGTCGTTGTAGGGGATTGTCGGGCCGTCGTAGACCCTGAAGAGCAAATCTTCGTTGATCTGAGTCCACGAAGTATCGAACTGAGATCTTCTGCCAAGATGCGAAGAGATAGTGTCAGCGGTTACCAAGAGGCTGTTCGGACTCGTCATGCCACTGGCTTCAACTGCGATGACGTAACCGACACCCTTGGTCAATGTGAGACTTCCGTCGAAGTCGAACCGCACCCAGGATGCTGTGAGCGAAATCGAACTCGCTAATTTCGCCGTCGAAGTGGCAAGCGCAGTACCGGTGGCCATTCCGTCGATGCCACCTGTCGTGGTGGCGTAGAGGGTGGCCGTGACATTTCCGGACACAGTCCCTTGTCGTGCCAACCAGAAGTCAGCCCGAGTCAACTTCGCCCCTGCACCGAGGAATGATTGGCCCTCACGGATATAACCAGCTACCGGGTCACCGAGAATGATCACCTGCGGCGACTGCGGAGTCAAGTAAGAATCAAGAACTCCAAGATCGAGCCATATCCCGGTTGAGTTCTTCTCGAACTGGAGTTGCCAATCGTCGGTGGCGGGGAGCGGCGCGATATTCGTGGACTGAAGCAGCACACGCAACTGACCGAGGCCGTCACCAAGGGTGATGTCGCCAGTGTGCGCGGTGTTCTGTGCAGCGAGGGCAACGCTGGTGTTCTCAGCCCCCTGATCAAAGAACCGGTACCCCGCTTGAGTCACGGCGGGAAGCGTCCTTGTGACGTTGATCGTCGGGGTAGACGAGTACGTCATCGTGTCACTGATGGCGTCGTTCCTCAGGATGCGGAAGCGGAGTACATCACCATTGGTGAGGTCGGCCTGTATCAGCTTGACGGTATACAGCAACTCTGTGTAGTTGTTCGCCGACCAGCCGACATCATCGGTGAAGCCGTCCTCCGCAACCTTACCCGCAACGAAGGTACCAGTGCCCGCTCCGAGTCGGTTGGTGGTAGCCGCTGCATTGGTGAGGTATGCTGAGTCATACGCCCTCGCCGTAGTCGTAACGGCATCAACATCTGTCCACGTCCCATTGGCATTCTTCTCCCACTGAAGACACCAATCATCAGTGGCGGGGACGAGAGTAGTCGTCGTGGACTGCAACCTCATCCGCAGTTGAGTATTGACATCACCTTGTGTGACATCGATCGTGGGAGCCGTGTTCACACCGGCAAGCGCCGTGCTGCCTGTCTCTGTGCCGTCGTTGTAGAAGCCATACGCAGCCTGTGTGACTGCGACCGGAGTGATGTCCTTGACTTCAACTTGAGCCGTCGACCACACATCGGAGCGGGAGACCGTCACCGAGACGGTCGCGGCACTGGTCGTCGTGTTCAAGCGATAGGTGCCGTAAGCTGGACGTGTGCCATTGGCGTCAATGAGTGTGTGGCCGGTCGGTGTCGGGATTACGACATCCGGACGAACACCGTTGGCGAAGCGGAGAACCTGTGAAGTACCGTCAGCGACCTGAAGCGTCATTGCCGCCCAAGTGATCGACGTGGACGTGGCCCCCTGGTTGGCGCTTATTCCAGGAAGGCACTCCTTCCCGGCCGCGGGTCGGATCGTGGTGGAGACGCACCGGGCAGCACCAGTGAACGTCGGCATCGTCCAGACGCCGTCGTACTCACGGTACGACACCATGATCGACGGCGAGACGTTCCTGCTGACGCATGTCGTCCAGCCAGCGGGCAGCGTCGCCAGAGTGGCCGTCGTGCCGTAGGCCGCGACCATGACATAGTCGCCGCTTGCTGTGCCCGCGGGCAAGGTGGCTGAAGTTGTACCCGGTGTCCCGTTGGCTACCCAGGTTGCCATTGGATCAACCTCCCGGTTGGGAGATTACGTCGAAGATCCGTTGATGACGAGGTTGGTGATGGTGTATTCCCCGGCCGAGTTGAAGGTCAAGTCACCGGCCAAAGCGGCCGACCCGTAGAAGGTGCCACCCGTCTCAGCCGACCAAAGCCCGACGTAAGTGGCAGGGTTGTTCGCTCCTCCACCCGCGAACACCTTGTTCGTGATGGTCAGATCGCCGGTAGACGGAGCGGGCCAAGTCGCCGCGATTCTTGCCGATGACGCCGGGTTGGTGCCACCCGATCCGGGGTCGGCCGAATGAATGGCAAGCCACGGCGCGGCGTTGCCCATCGCGGTCGCCCCGATGTTGACCAGAGCGTCCAGGATTGCCATCAGGGTGTTCCGTCAGTGATCACCGCCGAGGAACAGGCAACGGTTCCACCCGCCACGATCGCTGCGTTGAAGTTCAGATCGCCCGAGCCGACACCGGCCGTCATGTCAACCACGGCTGTCGTGCCGTCCGCCTTCCAGAAGCGAGCCCACGTCGGGGTGCCGGAAGCCGCCGCCGTAGCGGAAGTGATGGGGTTCAGCGTCAGAACACCACCGGCTGCACCAGGGGCAAAGGTCGCGTTGAGGGTCATCTCGGCGAGCATGGTCGCGCCACCGATGGCGGCTCCGACAGCAGGCTTGGTGCCTGAGTACACGCGGAACTTGCCCGACGCGCCAACTCCGTTGGTTCCGGAGGAGATTTGATCGAGACGAGCATTGCGAAGGGATGTGACGTATCCGAGGGCCATGACTTATTCTTCCTCACCGGCATCGATTCGGGCCTGACGTTCGTCGGCTTCGCGCACAAGGCGGTCGGCTTCCTCTTGAGTCATGCCTTGGGGGAGTGTTGAGATGCCATTGCCCCCGACGGATAGATTCTCTTTGTTCTCTTCGTTTGACATGCGAACTACTTATCTCCTTGAAAGGACGCTTTGCGACACTCTATTCCCTGGTCACGATCCACGCCAGGATTGAATCACTGCTGGATACAGGTAAAGAGAGTCACCTGACCACCCGGACTATTCAAGGTAAGCGGTTCCCCCACGAACCCGTCAGGACAGTTCAGTCCTTCGGCCGGGGGTCCAGGAGGCCCAGGAGGTCCGGGTGGACCCGGTTCTCCTTGGCTTCCGGGAATGGCCTCACCAGGCGCACCGGGCTCTCCTGGAGGTCCGGGCTCCCCCGGAGGACCGGGTAAGCCAGGGGTCGCGGGACCGGCCGGTCCTCGACTTCCTGGTATCCCTTGATCACCTTGCCGACCAGGACTGCCAGGACTGCCGACGCTCCCGTCCAAACCAGCAGGCCCAGCAGGACCGACTTCACCGACACCAGGCTCTCCTTGCTCTCCGCGCTCTCCCTGTGGTCCGGGTGGTCCGGGTGGCCCCGGCTCACCCACGACGACGACTGTAGTCGTCTCTGGTGCAACTTGCCCATTGTCCGTCACGGTAGTGGTGGGCGGCGGGCTGGCGTCCTCTTGTATGAGAGTAGTCACCCCCACCATCGTGCCGGAAGTGATGGCACAGATCGAGAGGAAGATGAGCGGTGTCATTCAGTCCGATCGGTTATGTCGATCGCTTCCTCCTCATTGACTCCTTGACGCAGGTCAGCCGAATGGTCTTCCCCCGGCCGCTGACGCATGTCCGTCGTGGCGGCTCCTCGCACAGTGAGCATTCCAAGCAACGCGCCGAGGACGATGGTGATGGCTGTGAAGAGCGTGTCCGTGGCTCTGTCCATGTTGGTTTCTGGATGCAAAAGCTTGACGATGGAGATCGTACCACCCGTAGCCAGAAGTATAAAGCCGACGATGAACGAGAACCAAAGCACCATTATTTCGATAACGGAGCGGCCCTTGAACATGCTTCATCCCGACTGCCCTTCGGTGGCCGCGGCGAGGTCACGCAACGGCTGGAGGGGCACCACTTCGGCCCGTGTGAACAGTTCGTTTATGGCCGCTGCCGCGGCAGCGATGACGCCTGTGACTATGCCCGCCACCGCACCGTCGTACACATCGGCTCCCAGCAAAATGGCATTGACAGCAGCGATGAACGTGAACAAGATGTTCATGACACGAACCGGCTCCCGTTGCCACAGTGACCTGACCGGCGTGGAGCGGACGACCGGCGTGTCGTCGTCGGACATCAGTCCCAGTCTCCTGCGTTGGCCTGCACCTTGATGCCGTCCTCCATCGCCTGCCACGTCTTGGCACCGCACCATCCGTCAGCGGTCTGACCCAGCACAGCTTGGACATTCTTCAGAGCGCCCACAGACTGTGATCCGAAGTTGCCATCTTCGACCACTCCCTGCCCGGAGAGAAGGTTGATCTGTTGCTGGCACATCTTAGCCATCTTGCCCTGACTGCCTTGCTTGACATCCTTGCGGTATCCGTTCACGGTGAACACTCCTGTTGGCGTTGGTGGTATCGGTGTCGGCTCCACGGGTGGCGGCGTTGGCTCCGGTTCGCCTGGAAGTTCCCAAGTCGGAAGATCCCAGGTATACAAGTTCGGCAACACTGTGGCGTATCTGCGTGATGCGCTGATCTCCGTCGGCTGGATGTGCCACGGCTCTTTGTTCACATTGCGGAATGTGCGGAATCCGAACTTTCCGCAATGCTCCTCCATCCAGTTCCAAGACACATTCGGCACCATGTCGATCGCCAGAGCCGTCGCGCTCTCGGGACTGACGGGACAGGACTCGTGCCACGAGTTCCCCGGTGAGGCGAAGCCGCTCGTCGGGGTAACCGGCTGCACACGCCAACCTCCACCCACTCCAAGTGGGATACCGAGGCTGTACGCCGTGAAGATCAGGTGTTGCAGGCGTCGCTGAACCTCCGGATGCAGGAGATGAACCGTCTTCTTGGTCAGCATCTGCTCCCAAGTGAGCATGGTGCCCATGCCCTGTGGGCCACCCTCCGGTGGCCGCGAATACCCGTAAGGGAACGTCGCGTCGCTCATGACGGCTCCTTGTCGGGGAACAGAACTCGGATGTCGACGTGTGCGGGATCGTTGAGGTACTCCTCGCGATCGCTCAGGTCGTCGCCGATGTCAGGCACGTCATCGCCAGGGATCTTGGCAGTCTTCTTAGCCATTTCTCCAGCATACCGATAACAAAGATCTTGAGTCATGGATTGACCACGAGCCCCGCGACCCGGTATATTGGAGCCCAATCAAGGGGAATCTCCAAACATCCTTGGTTGTCGGGACAGAGGCCGTTCGCTCACTGCGAGCGGCCTCTGTCATCTTTAGTATCTTCCCTGAGGAGCGTCATGGAACCGAGAACTCTGTCAGCATCATCGATCAAGTGCTTCGAAGATTGCGAAGCCATGTACCACGCCCACTACATCGACCGGGTAAAGGAACGATCGGGTGCCGCGGCTGATCTCGGAACCAGCGTCCACACAGCCTGCGAAGAGTGGGTGAACGCTGGCGCTCCCGCCGATGTCGACCTCCTGCTCAAGCAGTTCGACCAGGATGCGATCATGCACGGGCTGAACCAGGAGATGATCAAGGACGGCCGCAAAATGCTCCGGGACTTCTACGATCGCTGGCAGGAGTTCCCGCCCCACGAGGTTCTCACGACCGAAGTGAAAGAGACGTTCCCGCTCAAGGTTGGCAACAAGACAGTCCAGGTCACCTACATCTGGGACCGCGGTGATCGGATGCCCGACGGCTCGATCGATGTCATCGACTACAAGACGTGGCGGAAGGTGCTCGACGCTGAGGACATGCGCTCAACCATCCAGGTGCGGATCTACGCCCTGAGCGCCGCCATCAAATACAAGAGAGACGAGCCCCCGGCGATCTGGGTGACGCTCGATCAGATGCGAACCGGCCCCGTGAGCGTGAAGTTCACCCGTGAGGACAACCAGGCCACCTGGCGCTACTTGAAAGACGTGTACCAGCGCATCCTGGCCAGCGATGGCACGAAGATGACGATCAACGAGAACTGCCGGTACTGCGTCCGCAAAGCCGACTGCCCCGAACTCGCTCGTGCAATCGAAGTCGGCAACATCGTCAAGCTCCGCAACGATCCAATGCGAGCCGCGACACGTCTGGCCGAACTCAAAGCTGCCCGGAACGCAGTCAGCGACACGATCGCTCAATTGGAAGACTTCATGAGTGAACTACTCGATGAGCATGAAGTTCCCGTGATCAACTACGAGACCGGGGTACAGGTCAAGCTGGAGGTTCGCAAGAGCCGCAAAATTGAGCACCACGGGGTCAACCGGGTGCTCAATCTCGACCCGCTGGCACGTCTGAGTCTGCCAGAAATCGATGAGATCCTCGCCGGAGATCAGATCACCGACGAACAGAAGTGGGAACTTCGCAAGTACGTCACCACGACAGCCAACGCCAAGGCAACTGCGGTCTTCCCCAAACGCTAATTCTGATGTCCGGGTGGCAGTTCAGCTTCCAGCGTTTCGATTCGCTGCACAAGATGGGCAACGATGTCCCACAACTCTGTGGTGATCACGGCATACGAAATCCCCATCGGTTCATTTTGCAAGTCGTAAGCGATCGCTTTGGGCAACGCTGTCATCAATTCTTCTGCAATGAACCCACGCTGATCCTTGCTGCGCGTATACGCACCACAAGGTACTTCCGCCGTACCGCAGCACTTATCAGACTCAGTGCAATCATGCGGAACGGACTCAATATGATTAGGTGACAACTCAAGAGGTTGATGCCCCATCGCCTTCCAGCGACGGTTGACGTCGCGGAAGCGCTCATTACCTCTGATATGAAGCTCACCAACCTCGGCGTCGTACACGACGGTGCGAACGTTCTTGAGCGCTTCATATGCCTTGTCTCGATGTTCTGACGTAGCCGAACGTACATTCACCTTCAAATCACGCGATGAAGGCTTAACGAAATCTCCAGCCTTGATCCAGTTGTAGTCAGTGGCATTATTGTTCTTGAACTCAAACATCTCACCGACGCCACCGTTGACTTGCATAGTCGGTGCAAAGCCATAAGGCGTCACCCATGCCGCATACCCGCAGACGAGTCCACCGGAGCGAGCCTGCATTCCCATGCTGGTGTGGCCTCCCGCGCTATTCACCCAGTTCGTGATGCAAGGACCAGCATTGGAAATGAACTGTCTTCCGGCCGTAACGTCCATAGTCGTCGCGACAGCGTAAGCGCTAAAACCAACCGTGGAAGTCACGCCCCCGTTGTTGATGATAAGTTGATCGTCGCTGTTGCCTCCGATTCGCAACGTGCTGTACGCACGAAGGTGTGCATTCGACGTTGAAGAGACGTGATCCAAGAGGAAGTAACCGCAGTTCCCGATGTAGCAAGTCCAGCCAGTATCTGATGCCCAAGGCCCAATCCTGATCCGGTGTCCGGTCTTGGACGTACCATTGAAGTAGTTGCGAACATAGGTGTCTGTGTCCGACGAGACATAGCCGCCTTCGGCGCGGACATAACTCGCGCCAGTAATCGCGCCTGTAACAGAAAGAGCGCCCGCTACGTTCGCCGCGCCGTCGGTATTGAATGTGCCAGCCACGTTCACTCCAGCAGAATGAACTTGTACTTGGTGAGCACCGTCGTTGGCACCGGCCCGGATAAACACAGCCCCACCCGTATTTGCCGAGACGAATGAGTTGGTCCCATCAGCCAGAAGAACATAAGCTGTCGCTGCGTAAGACGCAGGATGCAACGTAAGATATGCGCCAGCGTGACCAGGGTGCATCTGCATGACCCAACCACCCAAGGTGGTCGGGTTGTTCGGATTCTGAATCGTGAGGATGTCTTTGCCAGCAATCCGGTGGAAGATCTTTCCACCGCTGGGAACATCATCACCCTGGTTGATGCCAACCGACAAAACGTCTTCGATGTAGAGAGCACCTGGGCGACCCGATATGCGGACAGTCTGACCAGCGAACGGCTGAGCACTCCCGTAGGGGACAGGGAAGGTCGGGGCTTCTCCCGGCCATTGACAGAACGCTACGCGCAGTGTGGCGTGGACGCTGATGACCGTCGCATACCTGACCTGTGGACGCTGTTCATCCACCACTTCGTGGGCGTAGCTACGAATGATGTCCCGCATCTGCGCGGCGCTGTTGAAGGTGGAAAGCGAACTGGTCGCACGAGTCGCGGTCGGTGTCGCGATGACAGCAGACGTGGATCTCGCCCCAGATCGGCGGTACACGGAAAGAGAGGTTGTGACCATGACTTGTCCTATCCAACTAGGGCGACACGTTTGGCAGATCCGGACATGGAGCCCAGACCCAGAGGAATGCTGAAGCTTGAAAGCAGGAACCGAGTCGGATCTCCGGGAGCCGAATCATCGATCAAAGTCTCCACGGCATCCCCGGCTTCCAGCCAGGGTGCGGCAATCGATTCCAAGCTCATGTCGTATTGCTCCAGACCAGCCACCTTCAACAGAGACGTGGCGTTGGCCAGAGCAGTGGCGTTGTCCGGAACGGATTCACTTGGGAACATGTTCATTCTCCGTCCCACCTTGGCAATCCTGGTCGGACTGTTCGCGTTGTTGTTCTCCGCTCGACCCATCACGAGAGCATTGTTGGTCGAACTCCCGTGGACGATCACATCGTTGAACATGAAGGCATCAGTCGTCGTTCGACTGAAGTTCACCAAGTTGGCATCCAGACCCGTGCGGAACGTATACGACACCGGAGCCGTGAACGGATCGACATTCGGTCGAAAGGTCAGATACCCCTGACCACTGAAGAACAATTCAAAGCCAATTCCCTGAGCCAAGCCTTCCATCACGTTCCACCGCGTATCACCACGACTGTAAGGCATATCAGCCAAGAGGACGTTCGTCGTGGGAGCGAAGTTCTTCTTGGTGACACCCGCATTCGTAGCCATCGTGGAGATCACCGTCCCCACATTCAGCCCAGCAGCGAAAGTAATCGTGTCCGGGAACTTGTCCATCATCAACTTCTTGGTGAAGTCGCGAGCCGTTACTTGCAGCGTCCGAGGGAAGTGTGGGCGCTGGATGTTGTCAGGAATGAACTCACCCATGTAGGTCATATAGAAGTCGCCATTGTCGAGGCGAATCCCCTTGCAGACATGAATGATCTTGTCGTACCAGAAGAATCCCGGACCATATCCGAGGTCTCCATCAGCATCGTTGAGAGTGATCTCCAGGTTCCGACGTTCCGATCGAGTCATGTCCACACTGACTGATCCGGATTCCACGGCAACATATTCGCGCCAAGGTGTCACATTGTCGGATTCGTAGATATCCGCCCAAGCCACCACCGTCACATGATCAGCTTCAAACTGATCGATGATGTCGAAGGTTGGTGTGACGCCGTAGATGATGTTCGGTGGCTCGTAGATGGTCTCGCGGATTCCCTCTTGACCACCTTCACCAAATCCTGGACGAGCGAAGAAGATTGTTGCCATCTACATCTGCCGAGAATAGAAGTTTACCACAAGGTCGCTGACGGACGTGAACGTGGGTGTTCCACTCGTCACCAGCACCCCGAAGATGTTTGCTGTGGTCGTCGTGACGAACGGCATCTCGATGTCGCCCCCCACGAACCTTCCGGTGCAAGCCGAACCAGACGCCGTGTCGCGATAGTCGGCCGTAAGGAAATCAACATGACCAATCAGCAGAGCCGTATCCAAGCTGGCATCCAGCATGTCGAATGGAGCGTTGTCCGTTGAGACCAAGGTTGGAGTGAGGGTGAACAGCCACATCGTGAATGGTGCCTTCACCTTGGACTTGTCCACGATGAGGACGTTCCTGACGTACCCAGAACGACCAAGTGCCAACGTGGCATTCGTGAACGTCATGACGCCACCCACCTGATCGCCAGCGGTGTAGGGGGTCAACGTGATGGCCGGAGTCGCGCTGATCCTGATCATTCTTTCGTGGACGACCGAGACGACAGCACCGTTGCGATCTGCCCACATCGGCACCATGTCGCCATCAGCACTCATCGCCACCGGCTGAATGTTGTTGGCGCGAGCACCGTTGTAGATCGGGTTACCGAGGACAGGGAGGTCAGTAGCAACTTGTCCGCCGACACCCGAATTGGTGTGAGTCGCAGCGATCGCCATCGCCCTCAAACGAACGTTGGCCGTGCCGCTCGTGAACGCTGTCGCACGAACACGAACTCGATCTGCACCAGCAGTGGGAATGATGCACAAGCTCACACCGTTGGTCGGAATGGCTTGAGTTGTGTTCACTGCGCCGTCCAAGACGTAGTGACCATTCACGGCCCACCAAGTCACACCATCATCTGCGGATGTCTCGTAAGCAACGGTGAGACCGGCATACGTTCCACTGAAGTAGGCGTAGACGACGGCTGCACCTTCAGTTGTGATCACCACAGTTCCTGCTGTTGCCACAATGGTGGAAGTGACGGACTCCATCAAGGCGTTGGGCGTCGATTGGAGTCGACCGTTGTGATCAACAGAAATGTCAGCGAGGTTCCCCGTGGGGTCATCCAAGACGCTCATGGAATCCCGACGCCGAGCCAGCAAGACATTCAACTGAGCGATTCCCGTGGCACCACTCTTTGTGATCTCGTCCCCGAGAACGTCATAGTCAGGCCCAGTCGTGCCGTTCTTGACGGTCACACTTTTAATGGTCATGCCAATCCTTTAAGCTGTGATCTCAGTGTAAGTAATATTGACGGTCGTCATTTCTGACAGCCCAACTCCAGCCAGGCGGGTGATGCGAGCACTTTCCAAACCCACGGACCACACATCCCCGAATGGGTTGCGAAGGAACAATTCACACCCGGAATCTCGCAGTTCCTCAAGGATCAACCTCTGAAGACGAGCCGACTGCTGTGGAACGTCGCGGAAGGTTGCCGTGAGAGATCCGGTGTATCCAAATCTTGTTCCATATTCCACACGACGACCGCGACCAATCAACTTGGTCACAGCCATCTCCTGCTCATCCTCAAAGTCATCAGCAGTGACGTGGTGCAGAGTGAGGTTCATGTCCATTTCAGGACACACGATTATGTATTGAGGGCAGTCACCGTAGAACGGGGAGATCGGGTAAGCCGACTCCACGTTTGCTCCCTGATTGAAGGAGACTTGAACGACTGAGTATTCAAGGTTGGTTCGCGTCGGCGCAGAGTAATCGTTGAAGCTTCTCGTATCGACAGAGAAGAACGCCAACTCCTGCCACGTCATGTAGCCCTTCGGACGACGAAGAACTCTCCAACCCACCCAAGCCGCATCTCGGGAACTATCAGACCAATCGAGAATCACCAATCCATACCCCCCGAATCGACTGGTATCCAACGTGAAGATAGGGGTAGCGGGAAGAAGGTAAGCGGAAGTGAAGTTGTTGGTGACCGTCCTTGTCAGCCCAGACGAATCCGTCACAACCAGGGTGACGGAATAAGGCTTATCCACCAGAACCACAGGATTTTCCAACCTGTAGGAAGTCGCGTTCCCCGACACAGTGCCTGAGTCAGCAACGACAAGCTGACCGTTCACGTCGGTGACGTACACTCGGTAGTTCACTTGAGTTCGACCCGCAGAAGCTGCGAAGCTCCATGTGATGGTCGGCTGAGCCGTGTTGATTACCTGACCGTTCGTCGGAGAGGTCAACGTCACCGTTGGAAGATCGCGCAGGAAGAATCCCTGATCGATGGAATAAGCACCGACGACGTTGTCCTGGTCGTAGACCCTGACACGCCAGCGAAGCTCCGTATCCTTCCAAGTGGCATCCAGCGCAGTCCAGGTGCCGGTCTGGCTCCCGGAGACGACGATTCCTGTCGTCTTGACGGTGCCCGGAGCGGAGGCCTTCCACAACTCGGCCTCATACTTGAGTTGGAAGTCCTGTGGATCTGGATCTTGGAACTGCCAGGTACCGATCGCCGTGTTGTTCGCCAAATAAGCGATACTCGTGCCCGAACCAGGGAGACGATTAGCCGTGGTCGGTGGATGCGTGATGGCAAAGGAGACCACGGTGGAGAGGGCACTCACCACCCCGAACTCATCCGTGGCCTTACATCGTAGATACCAAGTACCCTGAGGCAATCGTCCTGCGCCGTAGGTGGGAGTGAACGGCAGCGACTTACTCGTCTCGTAAGTCGTCTCAGCATAGGAAGCATAGGTCGCAGCGAAGTTGCTGGTGGTCGACAGTTCCCATGTTCGGATCATCTTGACACTGCTCGCCATAGCAGCGACCGTGGCATTGAACGTCGGCCGCGATGTCGTCTGCGTGGTGGTCGGAGCAACGTTCGTCGGCACCGACACCGGGATCGCCATCGTGAAGGCTGAGAATGCCGACCAGGCACCCGCTGTCGTCTTGACGGCACCTGAACCGTTGTACGTCCTGACAAAGAAGCGATAAGCTGCACCGTTGCTGAGATCGCCACTGGAGAGCCAACTGGAAGTCGTACTCGTGACGACGCCGGAATCCACCGTGTTCGGTGACGTATCGACGTTGAACCCACCGACCGTGGCTTGAGCCAAAGTGAAGATCTTGACCTGGAAGCCAGCCTGCGTCCCACCCGTGGCCGCATCATTGTGTGTCCAGGTCAGCGTTGGACGACGACTGGTGGTCAGCCCCGTGGCGGCGAGAGCAGTCGGAGCAGTCGGGATTCCAAAGTAGGTGACATCCAGATACGCCTCGTAGAAGCGGGCAACAGTGTTCGCGCCCGTGACGTGGACCGAACCGAACACCTGCACGTCAGCCCCCGCCGACGTGACCGCCACCGGAGTGGTATTGACCGTGGTGTACTCAGTCGCCAGGCTCGCTGTGTGGGTGTGGTCGCTGTAGCCCGTGGCCAAAGCGAAGTAACAAGCCGTCGCGGTGCGAATGCCGAATCGCCGAGATGTCACCACGTTCCCAATCGGAACAGTGAAGTAATAACCGACGTATCCGTCCTGACCATTCAGCGGAAGCCAGCCAGCCACGTTGGTGGTCTGCGTATACGAAGCATCCAGGTCGTCGCTAGCAGCCAGGATGTGGGTGGCAGCGCCGACCAGAACACCCGAAACGTCAGGTGTGACGTTGGTGGGTCGAAGAGTAGCTGTGGTCATCTCACTTGTCCCAGAGACTTGAGGTTGGTAATGAATCGATCAGCATCATGCGGATCTGTGATGTTCGGGAAGGACAGATCACCATAGAAGTTGAGCGTAACGTTCTCGCCACTCTCTGATTTGCCGTGCAGTGGCGTCACTTGAATAGCTTCATCATGCAATCCTTCGCCCACCCTCAGGAGGGTTCCTCCATTGGTGCGAGGAACAACCAGTCCGCCGCGAGCAAGGGCGGCATGGACGTGGTTGATGTGCTCACGCATGAGAGCAGGAGAGAAGCTGTGATCCGCTCCCCGGAAGACGTTCGTCGCCCCCGGTCCACCGTAAATCAGTTCCTTCAATTGAGGCTTGAAGGCGCGGTAGATGGCATGGTTGATATCCAACAAGTCATGAGGACTGTAGTTGATCATGCCCGACGGCCCCGAAAGGTCGATGGCTCGATCCTTGCCGTGCCAAGAAGGCTGACCAGTGTTTCGGGTGATAGCTCCGGGGCGGTAGGTGCTCAGAATCTTGTACGGAATTCCCAACGCCTGAAGGACTGGAGGAATGGCCCTCCACGAACCTGCCCCCGCCTCCACCTGAGGAGGCAATCGCTTGCTTGCTTCCTCATTCCAAGCATTGTCTGCTCCCGTGATCCAGTCATTGACTGCATTCAGTACGCCTTGTCCTGAATCCTTGAGGAACTTATTGGGAATGCGATTGACAGCTTGCTGAGCAAGCCAGTGAGCAGGATTCCAGAGAGTCTCAATAGCTTTGTCCTTGAGGAATCCTGTCACCTTGCCGATACCGCTCTTCGCTGCATTGAACCCATTTTTGACGATGTCGCCGATGCCAAAGAGGTCCATGTTGGAATAACCCTGCTCATCTTCACCGAACACATGTCCGAGTTCGGAGTAGAGGCCGCGAGCACGCTGACGATACTTGGGATCGGTCGGGATGACGAACTCGGGGAAGATGTTCGATCCTTCGCCCACCAGAGCGCGCATTCCGGCAACGGCACCACCCTCTTCGCCAACCACACCACCCTTGGCGAACCGCGGTACGGCTCCACCCGAGCCGCCGCCGCCGCCATTCACTGCTGCATCGGATTCTCCCGTATCGAAGTTCCATTTGAGGGCATTCAGGCTGACTGGGTCCATATGGCTGACTTTGTGGCCAATGCCCAACAGGGACGCCACAGCATTCACCGCATCGGCAACCAAGTTGAACGCACCGATGAATCCGTTGATACCGCCAGCGATCGTGTCCAGAATTCCGTTCCAAACCCCAGAGATAAGCGATCCGATCGCCTCCATGATCGGCTTGATGACACTGTTGTAGAGCCATCTCAGCGCAGCCTGAACAGGAGTCAATATCTCCTGGAATCCAGCGAAGATTCCTCTGATCGCGTCGTAACCAATTTGAACGATCGACGTGATCGCATTCATCACCGGCTGCATGACGTTGTCCCTCAGCCAGTTCATAGCGGGGGTGATCAAGTTGTCAACAACCCACCTGACCTGATCTCCAAACCATCTGAAGGCTGGCACCACAAGCGTATCGATGATGTAGTCGATGGCAGTGAAGATCTCTTCCATGACAGCCCACATCCCCTGGATGGCTTTCCAGACGATGTCGGCAACGTCAACAACCCTGTCACGAAACCAATCAAATGCCTTGACAACGACGTTCCTGATTATCCAGTCCAGGATGTCGAAGACATCTGTGATGAAATCCACCATGATCCCGATGGCAGTGGAAATCCATCCCGCGACATCGTCAATGTGGTCCCATACCAATCCGAAGACATCGATGAGAAGGTGGAGATAGTCCACCCAGAGATCGAAGTATTCCTGAATGATCCACCAAGCCGCCTGGATGATCTTCCAAATAAGTGTGAACACGATCTCCACAGTGACGAAGATCAACTGCAAGATCGGAATGATGTACCCATCGATGTAGCCCCAGAGAGTCTGGAAGATCGGGTAAATGATATTCCAAGCTGCCATGATGGCTCCGGAGATCGCTCCCCAGACCGTCGCAAAGACATCGACCAATCCTCCCACTACGGAAGCAATGGCACCGAATACCGGCATGATCACGCTGTTCCAAATGGTGCTGAGAACTCCTCCGACGCCCCGGAAGAAACCGATGACCGCTCCCACTACGCCGCGGAAGAAGCCCCAGATGGCCGAACCCAGATCAGTGAAGAAGTCCCATATCGACGTAGAGAAATCGACAGTAGACCCACCCAGAGAAGCGAAGAAGTCAGCTACCGGCTGAACAAGATTATCCATCAACCATTGACCGATGCCCAGGAGCACATCGTACATCGGCTTCAAGATGTGGTCATAAGTCCACTTCGCTACGGGGCCAGCGACGTAGGCGATCGCCGCGCCGAGGGCTGCGGCGATCAGAGGACCGAATGGACCGAACACAAGGATGAGCACTGCCGCCAAAGCACCGATCAACAACTGTGGCCAATGCTGCTTCATCCAGTCAGGAATAGACTTGAAGACTTCAATAGCCTTATCTTTCCACCCCTTGAGCTTGTCGATGCTGTCTCCGAATGCGGCGAAGATATCGAAGTCGCCCATTTTCTTCATTGCTTCATCGATCTCAGTTTCCAACTCCTTGTTGAAAGCCTCGATGTCAAACAGATCACCCTCGCGACCGAGAGTCGAATCTCCACCAGCAACGTCGAAGTCGACTCCTTCACCGGCAGCAAAGAGACTTTCCTCATCACCCTTCTTGGTCTTTTCGATGTTGGCCGCGGTCTCAGCCATCGAGATGTAGTCCGCCATCTCGGATTCCATCTCAGAGATCAAGTCTTTGATGTCTCGATACGCATCTTCAAGTTGATCCAACTTGGTCTGCTCAATATCAAGCTGGTCACCCACCAACTCCTGCGCCGCAGCAGCTTCCTTGGCGACCGCCTGTGCTTCTTTCTGCTTCTGCACCAATCCGTCGTATTGTGGTTGAAGTTCATTAACAATCTTCTGCTGTTCAGTGATACCCGCGATGATCTCATCGAAAGTCAACTCTTCAACGCCATTGACCATCTGATCGATCTCACGAACCAGCGGATCGAATGTGATGGACTTCGTCAGGTCAAGGAATCGACCCTCCAGATCCAACTCATCAAGTTGATCCTGAATAGCCTGGATCTCATTCTGAGAATCCTGGAGTCCACCCTTCTGATCCTCCAGAGCCTTGATCTGCTCATCGTAAGCACCGAGAACATCGGAGCCAGCCCCCGCCAATCGGAGGTCTTCGCGCTTGCCTCGCAGCATCTCGATGTCCGCGTTGAGTGCTGCCCATTTCTCTTGGATCTTTTCGATCGATGTCCCGGCTCGCTCAAACTCCAAGAGCCTCAAGTTGAGAACATTCTGCGCCTGAGAGTTGGCGAAGATCTGATCTTCCATGTCCCTCATGCCAGCGATAGGAGCACTGGCGAAATCGTTCAGCTTGCTCTTGGCAGCGTCCAGTCGCTCCCCAACAGCGTCCAACTCGTCCGTGATGGCATCGACCACATCATTGGCCTCGTCCATTCGTTGGGTCGCGGCGTCGTAGGCACGGCTCAGATCGTCCACGATCCGGCTCTGTGCCTCGATTTCGACGGTCAACGGCTCCAATGCGGCGTACAACTCGTCAATGCTGTCCGCCATCACCGCAGCGGCGTTTCCAGCAGCCGGGTTCATTGCCGTGATCTTCGCCACATCAGCATCAGTCTTGGTGCGCCGGAACCCGGTGATGTCATTGCTGGCAACGGCCCGGAACGCTCCCAGCGACGCCATCGCCCGAGCCACGGTGGCCGGAATCGACTTCAACCGATCGTACTCATCCAGGATGGTCGACACACCCGCCCTCACGTTGTCGACCAGCGACGGTGAGTGACGAGCAAAAGGATTCAGGTACGACAGAAGATCAACCACAACTTCCATCGCCCGCCCCAGAACGTGGATAACGTTCGTGAAGACCTCCGCCATGATGGAAGGCAATTCAGCAATGGCATCCACGATGCTCTGGAAGACCCGAATGAAGGGGTCTTCGATGTCTGTCGTGAGAACCAAGGCAATGGCCGCGGCAACAGCAACGATGATGGCGAGCACAGCCCAGACCGGAATACCGAGAGTGCCAGCAATAGCGCCAACGATCGTCCACAGACCCGTCAGGATCGGCTGCACCACCAGCTTGTAGAATTGGATACCGATGTACCTGAAGGCTCTGGCCAACGTCTTGGCTCGTCTCCACACCAACGTACTGAAGACATCAATGACTGCCATGAGGTTCAGCAACGACCCAATGACGATCAGAATCGGACCAACGATCGCGACGAGCGCCAGCCCGTACAAGATGATCCCTCGGGTCTTGGGGCTCAACTTGGCGAAGGCATCCGCCAACTGACGGATGAAGTTCACGATGTTCATGATGACCGGGATCAACGGTATGAAGGCCGACGCCATCGAGTTCTTGATCGAATTGGTCATGATGTCCCACTTTTTAGGGTTGGAATCAAGAACCTGCATCAACTCTTTCTGATACTGCTCCGCGTCATCTACTGGGCCGTTGGCCGCTTCCATCGCTTTGGCGAAGTATCCGGTGGAGGACGACACGTCATCCATCAGAACGTCGAAGCGCGAGACCTGCCACCGGGACGCGATCGTGCTGGAAGCAATTCCTCTCTGAGCCGTGGAGAGATTGTCCCACTGACCCGCAAGCATCTTAATCTTCTGAGTGGCAGTGGCACCCAGCCAGGAGGGATCGGAGACCGTAAACCCAATCTCCTTCAAGACATCAACTGTCTCCTGCGTGGGATCTTGCAACCGAGAGAAGATCGTCTTGAGGGCGTTACCGGCTTGAGCCGCACTGCCTGTCGCCGGAACGAGAGCCGCAGCGAACCCCGCCAATTCATCAATCGTCACACCAGCAGAACGAGCAGAACCGCTGGCTCGCTGAAAGACCTCCACCAAGCCCGCCATCGTGATGCCGGTCTCGTTTTCCACGATGTTCATGATCGACATCGCCTTGTGGAGTTCACTCACTCCACCAGCAGCGTCATAAGTCGACAGACGCCATTGGGCTTGGATCGCGATCAAGGCCTCCGTGGCTGAGGCCGCGTCCATCTCACCCAGAATCATGAGTTCCAAGGTGGCCCTGGTGTTCTCTGCGAGCCCTCGACCAGACGAACCAGCCGATGCCCAGGCAGCGCCGATGTCGATGACATCGGTCTGGAGTACGCCGAACCGTGTGCTCAAAAGCTCAAACGATTTGGACAAAGCCTCGGTCTCAGCCTTGAGCACGTTCTGATCTTCACCCAGGTTGCCATAGACCTTACGGACCTGAGTCATGGATCTCTCAAGGTCCATGTTGAACGAGAACAACGCCTTCCCCGCCAATACCAACGGGAGGGTAAAGTTGAACGCCAACTGACGCCCAACCCAAGTCATGTTCTTGCCCGCTTTACTCAGGGCATTGTTCGCCAACAGACTAGAGAAGCTCTGCTGAGCTTTTACCGCTTCTCGGAGCTTACCCAAGTAAGCACCCATGCCCGAAGCATTGGCACTCAACCCTTTGGCGTTTGCTCCCAGCGCACCACCAGCACCGATCGCCTTTGCAGCGGCAGCGGTGGCAGCGAGTTGAGCTTGCGCCTGCTTCGCTGCCACCCTGACGACGATGTTGAGAGTTGCGTTCATGGTCTACTTCCTGCGAGCCTTCCGGGCATCCATCGCCTGCTGGCGAGCCCTTGCTTTGTTGTTGATCCTGTCGATCATGACAAAATCATCAAGCAATGCCGGTTGCTGATCGTAGATCCCACCGGCCACCGGCAGATGAGCCCACTTCATGGACTGACATTGGAGGTAGAGCCTCAGGGACTCATGAACTCGACCCTCTACGGGTTTTTGATTGAAGTACGACTCCGCTTGAGCCTCTAGGACTCTTTTCCCTCGGCCTCTTTCAACTTCGTCTCAAGCATCTCCTCAAGGTCGGAGATCTGTTCGCGGATGTCCTCGATCGTGACATCACCCAGCAGCCAGGGATTCTTCTCCCTGACATCCTTCTCGATCACGTCGATGACTCTCGGTGGAGCCGACTCCAGGAACCTGGCAAGATTCTGACCAGTGAAGTTGATGGGAACCAGTTCCCCATCCTTGTTCTTGGTCATGAGGTTCCAGCCGACGATGGCCTGCTTCAGCAGCGAATGTCGCTCATCGCCGGTCGCCATCTTCATGTAGGCGTCGCCGCCCTTCTGAAGACGAACCTCACGGTTCACCTGATTCATGTACGACCGGCGAGCGCCCTCATTCAGAACCTGATGGTCGATGTACGACTTGCCATCCGGAAGCTGCACACGGTGGACAACCTCAAAGCCGAAGTAGTCAACCTGGGTGTATTCGTCAAGCGATACCCCGGCTTCCTTCATCGCCTCCAGTGTCCGTTGCTGACGTTCCTGTTCGGCGATCTCTGCGGCTTCGGTGTCGATATCTGTTTCCATAGTAGAGCCTCCTGTGCTCTTGTGGTTTGTTGTGAATCTTGCGGATCAGGGAACCTGCGTGTAGCTGTTCTTCACGGCCACAGTCATGATCGGGCTGGCGGCGTTGTAGCGGACGGCCCGGATCTCGATGTCGTGCTCCAGGATGTCGTCACCACTGGGATCAACCGAGAACGGAGCGATGATCGCGGTCGGAATGGTGAAGATGCAGGAGTACTTGGTGCCAGCAGGCGTGGTAGCGGGGATGTCCTCGTAGGACGAGATCGTGATGACCACGTCGTCTTTGAAGGACTGGCCCGACGGTGTCGTGGCGGATGGCCCACCCCACATAGCCGTCTTCCACAGCGCCGCGTCGTTCGGTCGGATCGTCACCGACATCGTGATCTCACGACGCTTCTCGGTGAGGTCACCCAGGAACAGCGAGCCAAGGCGGAAGTCGTCGTCCTCGATGTTGTTGTTGATGTCGAGCGAGAAGCTCTTGGCCGGAAGGTTGGCACCGTTCCACGCCACACCGATGTTGGTGCCGACCACCAGGGGGCTGGTGTCACGGCGCTGAGCGACTGACGCCGTCGCCGTGGTCGTCGCCTGCGTCAGAGCAATGAAGCCTGCCGTCGACATCAGGTAGCCGTTGGCGTCGGCCTCCAGGTGGAACGTGTTGATCTTGGCATCGGTGTATTTGAACACTTCGAAGCTGTTGGTGATCTTCTCTTCCACGGAGATCCAGGGAAGACCGGTCGTATCGGCCGGGGTGATCGTGTGAGTGAAGCCCGTGGCCGCTGTACCGGCCGTTGCCTTGGTGCCAAGAGCACCGTAGAGAAGCAACGACAGCGATTCCATGCGGGCGTACACGTCGTACTCACCGGAGTACGCGATTGGCCCAAGCTGGGCATCGGGGATGTCTCGTGAACCACCGATTTCCGGATCGGGAATCAGAAGTTCACGGTTGCCACCCAGCGCGCCCGAACGGACGTAGAGGAACACGCCCTGGTTGGGAGCGACCGCACCGGGGTCGGCATACACTCCCTTGGTGGCCTGAGTACGAATGCCGACATGACCGGCCTGTGCGATGAGACCCATCTAGATCACTCCTTGTTTTCCTGGGCGGCGGCTGCTGCCTGACGGTCGGCTTCGGCGGCTGCTTCTGCATCCGCTGCGGCGGCGGCTTCCGCCTCCTTGGCAGCGGCGAATGCCTCAGCATCCTGCTCTGCCTGAGTCTTGACGTTCGCGGCCTGCTCATCGGCTTCCTTGAGAGCCCGGAGTTGCCCCTCCAGAGACAACTCTTCCTCTGCGAGAGCCCCAAGCTGGTAGTCAAGGGTGGCTTCGGCGTTGGCGATCGCCTGCTGCACTTTGTAATCGGCGATCTCCTGACGGAGAGCATCGATCCTCTCGTGCTTGCTATCGATCTCTTCCTGGGTTGCCATAGTCGCTCCTACTTCGTGATTTCCGTTGTGATGATGAACTCGGTCTTACATAGAAACGTGAACCCAACACCTACTCTGCCTACCATGAACTCTTGACGGAGAACGTCATACTTCTTTACTCTTTCGACACTTCCCATGAAGGTCTCTGTCAACCCGCCCAAAGCTACATGGAACTCCTGATCCCGGTACAGTATTGCCCGAATGGCCTTGGAGTCGATGGAGTAGACGCGACGCCCTTCGATGGCGTCACCGTGGATGTTCAAGTTGTGAATCGCGATGTTGTAGACCGATTCGTAAGGTTCTCTGTTGGGGACACCCATCAACTTCTCGTCGGGATTCGCCACCCAAGTCGATGGAAACACGCCGATCGTTCGATTCGGGTCAGTGGGATTCAGCGGCCGACCGACGATGGTGTACTCGCCGTCGAAGTTGAGATTGCGATTGAAGGCATCGATCATCGGATCGATGAACCCCATCGGGAACAGGTCGACAGCCATCAGACGATCGATCCCATACTGGACAGGAAGCCCACCAGATTCATGATGTGATTCATGAGCATCACCATGATGGCCTTCTCGTCATATGCCGAGATCGCGAGAACAGGCCGGGGGGGAGTGTAAGTAACATCCCCCATGAGCGGATTGAACTCAGTATGACCCTCCTGGGCCGTTCTCAACTTCTTGGTCATCACTTCGTCGCCGGAATCACCAGGAATGGCAAGAGATGCGCCAAGAGGATCGATGCTGGTCTCGTGGTTGCCCAGCAAGTGCTCCAACATCTCACTGGTTCGATCGTTGATCGCCCAGTCGTCGTACTGCCCCATCGCATGACGAATGCGAAGCGTAGATTCCTTCAACGGAAGCCAATCCACTTCGATTCCGTTGTAAGCGAATCGTTCCAGAATCCTCTCAGCCAGCCACGGTTGAACATCTCGATTGAGGAAGATCACAAGCTGCGGCGGACTCACAGCCAACTGCGACATCGTCAAAAGCTGCTGCACCGATGTCTGGTCAACTTCAATTGCGAAGGCACCAGTCTGATACTTGGTGATCATCCCGGCAACCATCAGAACTCCCCCGGATGCCAATTCTCCACAGGGAAGTCAAGAGACGAAGGCGTCATGAAGTTCAACTCAAACATCCGAACACCGCTGACCTCGTCCCGCACCGACGCGCCAGGAACGCGAGCCAGAGGATCAGCAATCTCCGCATCAGCGATGTCGCCTCGGGCGTTGCCGTCGCCGTCGACCCGCTCTGCCCCAACCAAGATGACATCGCTGTTGGCGATGGCCATCAACTCCATCAAGCCTTCCTTGACGAGTTGAAGACCATACGCGTGCACCGATGTCTCGGAGATTGCCGCCGTAGCGGCCATCAGGATGCGGCCCGAACACAGCTTGCGATGGATCGACCGAATCAGACTTCCCTGACTATTGGGAAGCGCTGCAATGTTGATGGGGACGACGTAAATGACACCCAGCTTGGAGTCGATTTCCTCTTGGGTCATCTCCAAGTATTGCTGGGCGTTGATCGTTGAGGGGAGAACGTTGGTCAACTCCCCGAGCAACAACTCATTTACTTCGACGTAGGACATGACCCCTCAAGGCTCACGCCTCGGCAGCGGCGATGGCGTCCACCAGTTCGTCATGATCCATCGAGGAACGACCCGAGATGTTGAGTTCCCCGGCCCTGGCCCGAAGCTCAGTCAAGGTCAAAGAGTCGAGGTCTTCCTCCTCGTCCAAGCCCTCTTCCTCGGCGGGAGCATCTTCCTTGACGACGTTGGAGGTCTCCTTGATCGGGTAGTAGTCGGTCCACTCCCCTGGCTCAGCGACCGCGCACGCCTCCGTGTTGTCGATGATCAACTGCTTCTCTTCATCGATCGGACCCGGCTCGCCAGTCGGCGAAGCCGAGTTCTGGTAGTCGGGGTCAACGCCGACATAGACGCTGTCCTCGTTCACTTCTTCTGCATCGGTCACTTCGACATCACTCATTGGATTCTCCTGTCAGAACGGAAAGGTGGATCACGGAATCACGTCCATCGTGAACGTCAGTTCCATCAGCGGGAAGACCGGGAAGGCCTTGATGCCGGTGCCTCGGTTGAGACCCCACGGATCGCTGGTCTCCTGCTCCCACTCGTAGAAGCCACTCTGCCAGTTCCCCTCGGGGTGCGGGCTGGTGAGCATCTTGCCAAGGCCAAGCTCGTTGCCGATCTCGGACACGTCGTCGTTGCTGGGCAGGAACAGGACACGGTTCTGCGGGAAGAACCGGGTGTTGGTGATCGTGGCACCACCAACCGGACGCGTGCGGTACACGGCGTCGTAGGTCTGGAACGTGACACCGGTTGCCCGCTCCACGACTGCCTGAGCCGCCTGCGGCCCCCATCCATCGAGGATGTAGTCGAGGTCGACAGGACCGCCACCGGACGTGTTCACCATGCCCGAACGGGCGATGAACCGGGTGCTGTTCTGGAGCGAGTTGATCACCTTGCGGCTGGCGATCGCACGGCTCATGCGAATGCCGTAAGTGTCGAACATGAAGTCCTGAACCGCCATGATGTCGGCGATCGGGTCCGAGTTGACCGTGCTCCACAAGCCACCGGCCGGGACTTGCGCCTGCTGACCGGCCGGTCGCCCGTAGTTGATGGAGAAGGCGATCTTGCCGTCGTCGTAGGCGATGGCCCCGGTGCTCATGGCGGACATTGTCAGCCATTCCAGCCGGTTGTCGATACGACGACGGCGAAGCGCGTCCTCACGGGCGAGCTTGTTGTTGAAGTCCGACACCATGTTGCCCACGGTGAGCGGTGCGGCCACGTTGGACCCGAGAGTGGACTGCACGAGCAGGCTCTCGCGGTACTTGGTGACATCGCTGGCCGAGTAGTGATCCTTCTGCGCCCAGTCCACGACCGATGCACGGCCCTGGCCTCCGAAGAGCAAGTCCTTCTGAGCCAGTTCCGACTCTGCGTCCTCGGCGCGAGCCGCAACGAGACCGTCGGTCAGACCCTTGGCGTAGTCGAAGATGACATCATCGGCCGACACATCCATGAAGGGGAAAAGTTGAAGTCCGATATGAGTCTTGGGGGGCTCGATCTCACGGATCGTGCCCAGTGCGACTTCTTTGCGGACCAGCCGGTCTGTTGAAGTTGGCATGTTCTTCTACCTCACTTGAAGATCAGTTGGACTTGCGTGAGGGCCAGGATGGCATCACGCGTGGCATTGGACAGGGCAATCGGAGCACCCGCAGCGTTGTACTCCAGGCACCATGCCTGCACCACGGTGGCCTCATAGGTCACGGCGATGTCGACATCACGCTCCAGCAGCATCCACGGAACGAAGGTGTCAGCGACACCGACGATGTTGGCGGCGGTCTGACGACCGTCCGTGGCTCCAGCCTGGAACACACCGAACTTGCCGGTGTAGGTACCTGACGTGATCTTGGCGATCACCGTGCCTGGCTGGAGAATCTTGGAGACATCTGCGCCTCCGGTCACGGTGCCGGTTGCCGCGCCCGTCACCACGTCAGCGGCAACACGCTCAAAGGAGAACGTGGTGGCTGAACCGACCGCCGAGACCGTGCGCCGTCCATCGAAGGTGGCGTTGGCGATCGCCACGACGACCGAATCTCCCACGGAGAACCCGTGAGCGGTGCTGGTAGTGATCGTTGCGACGTTCGACGTGAGCACACGGTTGGTCGCCGTCTTGACGCTGCCGTCAACCGTGCTCGCCGGGAACACGGCCGCAGCGATCGTCGCGCTGTCCGTCTTGACATCCTGAGTTGAACGCAGGTATGCGTTCTTCCCGAACGGCGTGCGAGCCGCCTTGTTGGCTGTGAAGCTTGGCATCTGATCTTCTCCTTACTTGGAAGACGTGAGGGTCTGGAGTTCGATGAACGAGGACTTCTTCGCGAGATCATCCTCGGAAATCCCGGTGGCTCGGTGGTTGGCCACGATGCCCTGGAGAATGCTGATGCGATCCTCCGCGGCGTCACCGGGGGCGGGAGTTCCACCCTGACCCAGATCGTGCTTGCCGAACAGGTTGGCCGGGGCCATCCCTTCAAAGCCAGTCTTGAAGGCCGTGAACTGATCAGCATTCATCGTCTTCACAAGTCCGTGGAATGCCACGCCCTGTGGGCCGGTGATGACCTTGCCCGAGACCAGGCCATCCACGAACGCTGCTCGTGCGCTGTCGATCGATTCTGTACGGAACGTCTCCAGTTCCGTGATGTGTTGCTGCACCCTGGCGTAGTCGTTGACCTCCACGCCATCAAGGCGGAACGACTGCACCTGGAACTGAGCGTTGCCGTGAGCGCCGACCGGCTCGGGCTGCTGCACCGGGGGCTGTGTGGCTTCCGCGGGCGGTTCCGCAGGCGGTTCTGCGGGCGGCGGCGTCGCGGGCGGTTCCGCGGGCGGGGTCGCGGGCGGATCAGCAGGCGGAACCTGAGCGGCTGGAGTCTTCGTGTCTGTAGCCATATCTTCTCCTGAGTTGGCAATCCGGTAAAGTCCTTCGACCGCCGGGTGATCTACAAAGGCGAGACCAAGGACGACAGGATCATACTTGGTTCCGTCATTCGCGATGTAAGCACCGATTTCGATCGAACGATTACGCCACTTCTTCGCATCCCACTTTTCCTTGTCCGCTTGGGAAGTGAACTCCCAATCAGCAAAGAGGAAATCACCAAACCGACGAACGTTGGTGATGTACCCCACAACGTCTTTGATCGACTGGGTGTGATCCTCCCGAAGTGGCACGTTCGGAACGATGTTGGCGTCTCTCAGCTTGTAGAAGTTCTCTACAGCAAGATCGAGATCATCCGATGTCCAGACCCGAGTCTGGTGATTCATCGAAGTGAACGTGCCGACCCGAAAGATCTTCTGATCGCGCACCTGCAAACCGCTATCAGCGGCTACAGCGAGATCAAGATCGGAGAAGCCGAATTGGGTGCTTCCCTGGATACCGGTCATGGGCAGCGATGATATACCCAAGACCCGTGACGCGGTCCAGCATTGGCTATCACTGAGGTTTGGTGATCTGCATCGGTTGACCGAGTTTGATCTTCCAAACTCGTTTGCATTCGCGACACACAATCTCGACCCGTCCACCGATGGCTCGCATGTCCAAGAGGCTCCTTGCGCCTTTCATATGCCTTACCCACACAAACGGAACGCCGTCCTCGATTCCCGCCTTGGCAAGCAACGGCGTTCGGGAACATTCGCAACGAATCTCCTGAGGCGCGTCGAAGTCAGCCATTCAGCTTGCGCTTTGGAGACTTATTGTTGGCTTGCTGAATTGGTGTTGCCCACCGACAATTTGAAGGCTCGTAGTTGCCGTCATTGTCGATTCGATCCAAGCTTGTCCCCTCTGGCCGTTCACCCATGTCCGCCAGGAATGTAGCGAAGTCGCTCCATGCTGGACAGACCGAGATTCCTCGCCCACCGTACCGGGCATACTGAGTCATCTTGGGGTTATTGCACCGCTGACGCATCGAGTCCCAACTGTTGTAAGTAGGGGTTTGACCACCAGCCGTGTGTCCATGCTTTGTCAACTTGGCCAGCGTCTCGTCAGAATGCTTCATGCCTTTGCGGGTTGCACTCATCTTCGCTCTGGTCTCTTCGGGCCGCGATCTGCCCTGAAGGGAAGCACGAATCTTCGCCTTGGTCTCCTCGGAGCACGGTTTGCGTACCCTGGCCTTATGAGTTGCACTCATCTTCGCTTTGGTCTCGTCTGAGTGCTTGTAACTCATCCGTTCAGCTTTCCGCCAGAGCCAGGGCGAGTCACTCCTGCGGGAGTGTTCACGACCCGTTCTGGACGGTCGCGTTGCCGAAGATCAGGGGCGTTGCCCACCGGAGCATTGGGATCACCCGGAACCGGTTTGTTCTGAACCTGTCGCACTTCCTTCAACGTCATCCCGAGAGCCATCCCGAGTTGATCGATGTCAGGCATCATCTTGCCGCCCGAGATCAGTCCGGTGGCGATGGCACGAATCGTTTCGACGTTGTCCTTGCCGAGAGGTCGAATCTTCCACTCCACCCGCGGAGCGTTCGGAGAGAAGTTGTAATCCTTGATCCGCTGGAGGATGTAGGGGTCGATGTATTCCTTGATGTCCATCGCCAAAGCGTTCAGCGACCACAGCCAAGTCTGCGTGTGCTGGACGCCGAGATTCAGCGACCCGTGCTCCCCCGCCCGCATCAACAGCATCGGCGTGAAGATCGAAAGACTGATCTCCTCGTCCAATCGAGCGAGGTACCGCTCAAAGTCAGCACCCCGCATGTTGGACTCAAGATAACTGATGTCGTAGGTGTATTCGCTTCCAACCGACGCCGAAGGGTCACGATCAGACGGCAACGTGACGGAACCACCGGAACGCAAACGCTCCAAGGATTCCTCGATGACCTGCTTGCCGGTCTTCTCGATGTCGACACCGGACGCGTCCTTGTACTGGAACTCTTCCTGAAAGGGAGCACGCCCGATCGGTGTGGGCTCACCGAACCGCTCAAAGTACCGATTGGAGAACAGGTGCATCAGGAGTGAGAAGTACCACGGAGCGAAAGCAGCCTCCAGAAGCTTCCGTCCGTAGTAGTTCCCGTGCTCACGCAGAAGCGGATACCACAGGGTGTGCTCGGGTGGCACCGGGTATCCGAGACCGATCTTGTCGATGCCGTCGTAAACCTTGACCTTCGGCGGAACGGTGTTCGCCCCGGTCACGTCCTGCGGTCGCGGGCGGTAGCTACTGGGGACTTCCTTCCAGTGGACCGCCGCCTGACTCGGATGGATGTCCTTCACCTTGTCAATGAAGACGTTCTGTCCGTTGTTGGCGTTGTCCCACTCCAGCACCATCGGCGAGAAGCCGGCCCAGTAAGCGGTTGAGAGTCCGCGGATCAACTCGGTCCAGATCAGACGGAGGTTCTCCTCCACGACATCAGCGATCTTCTGATCTTCGCACTCGACGTACCAGTCGCACTGATGCAGCATGAACGACATCAGACAAAGCGAAGCATTCACCTGTGGATGTGTCCGCATCTCGGAAAAATCAGCCAGCGTCAACTTGCTCGTGTCGAACATGATCGCCGGAAGCCCCATATACGACTGGAACGGTCGTCCCGAACCCTGCTCAAACGTCGCACCAAGTGCAGGAGGATCAGCTTTCCTGAAGTAAAACGGTTCGCTCATATCACTGCCTCGTTGGTGGTCGCCACATCATGGGGTCGGTGCCGATCCTCGGAGGGATCGGCGCACGAGCCGACATCCCTGAGAAAGCTGGGTGAGAACCAAGCATCGCATGAGTGCCATTCATAGCAGAGTCCTCCCCCTGGCTGTCCCCCATTGAAGTATCCGAAGCGAACCTTCTATGGAACCGGGTTTCGCCCATGATGCTGGAAACAGTGCAGGCGATCGCGTCGGCAATGTCCTTGGAGCCGTCCGGTGGATGGTCGATCTTCATCCCCTCGTCCTGGAGTTGCGACAGTTCCTTGTAGACGATGTCGATCAACGACGGATCAGTGATGGAAGCCGGGACCAGATACGGGGGGATCGCCACTCGATCCTCCACGATGGCGTCATGCAGATCGAAGTAGGGCAGCGTGCTCTTGTCAGCGGAGATGACCTCGGTGAGAATCCGACGACGGCTGAACTGCTGACGCATGTCCGTGCTCTGGAACCCATCGGTAGTGATCTTGACAATACGGAACTTGCGCTCGCGTTGCAGTTCGTAGATCAACGAACGGATGTCACCCAGGAAGATCTCACGGCCCGGAGGAGCCGTGATTCTCATCACTAGGTCGAAGGTGATGAAGGGCTTCCGATCTCCATCCACCGTGATAAGGTCAGAGACGTGAGCAATGGCCAATCCAAGGGCATCGCCATCGGGGCTGTAGGCCACGTCGATATGACCAATACGGGGAACCGAGTTGTCGGCCTTGAGGTCGTCGTGAAATCGGTTCTTGGAGTCCACGGGAATGAAGTCCCCGTACTTGGCGACATAAGCCTTCCTTGCATCATCAATCCGTGACGGATCGTGGAACAACGGCGAGTTGACAGCGGGCGGTCGACCAGCCAGATCACGGAGAGCCTTCTGCGGTGAGTTGAGGAAGTCCCGCTCGTACACACGGGGCACTTCCAAGACGTGTTCCGGGAATCCCTGGAGGCGAGCCAACTCCATCGTCGTGAACTCGTACCGCTGAGAGTCGTACCAGAAGGAGTCGCGGCTTCCGTCCGGACGAAGGTACTTCTGCCATCCCATCGACTCCCAGATCGTGATCAGGCTCGTGTACGCCTGCGGATCGAGCCGCATCTCTCGATACTTCTTGGCAGCGAAGCCCGCCGACTTCTTCATCTGACCGATAACGAGCAAGAAGCCACGGTTGTCGAAGCGCGACGTGATGCGGCCGTGGATCGTGGTGTAGCCCTGTTCGGCGTAGTCCTTGTTCTTGGTGATCTTGTGTGAGTCGGCCTCGTCCAGAATTCCGCCCAGGATGTTGTAGCCCTCAAAGGTGGTCTCGGCCGAGTCACCGGGGATGATCCAGATGTCCTTCTGGTCGAAGCGGAACTGCGTCTTGAACGTCGGGTTGTACCGGTAGTTCGCCCGGAACCAGGGCGAGTGATCGATGCGGGCTTTGATGTCGCCGAACACGACCTCCTTCGCCTGCGCCTCAGAAGTCGACATCTGCATGAAGGCGATGCGGCTTCCCGGCAACAGATTGAAGTATTCCTGGGGGTCTTTCAAGCAAAGCACCCAATGGGTCATGTAGGGAATGACGATCGATGCCAGTGTCGTCTTGCCCACGCCGATCGCCCCGGTAAATATCGCCCGCTCGTACTGAGCGATGCGATCAGTGTTCGTCTCCAATCCGAACAAGTCCATCAGGATGTTCTTCAGGCTGTGACGAACCAGCCGCTCGATGTTCAGGTAGTCGGGGCCGAGGAACTCGTAGATCGACGCGGGGCGTTGCTCAAACTCAGGATGATCCTGAAGCCACTTGAACTCAGCCTTCTGACGCGCATCCCCTGAGAGTAAGTTAATCAGTGTCACTGTAAGATGCCTCGATCGCCTTGCGGTAGACCGGAGGATCTTCACCACGAATGATGGCTTCCACCTGTTCTGCCGTTGCCGTGGCGGGGGCGATTCCGTGCTCCTCCAGGATGGCGATCACGCCAGCCATCACCTGTTGAGGCGTGGCTGCGGCGACAGCACCGGCATTGGCGTTGTGGATGCCGACGTTGACCCGCGTCCCGGACATCTGACCAGCAATCGTCGGGTCCAGCAGCCGTGCCATCTGGATTCCCCGGTCGAAGACCGAGTTGGCGAGCGTGGTGACAGCCGGGGATACCTTGTAAACACCGCTGTCTTCGGCCTGCTGTTGTTCACTCACGATCGCCTTCTCCAACCGCCCTGCGCTCGCGGTGAGGAGAGTGCTGATCCCGTCGATGATGTCGCTCACCTTGCGTGAGCCGAACTTCTCCGACAACTTGAGTGCTTCAGTACCGTCCACGATGCAAATAGCTCCTGGTCGAGAGTATGGACAACGGTTTGCAGCACTGCAAGTGTCGCAAATCCACTTGTCGTTGAGATTGGTCAGCTTGGGTCGATACTTTGACAATACCGGCTTCCAATCCTCATCGGGATCATCCCAGTCAGCCGAGTTCGGGTCCATGTCGGGGTGTCGCCCCTGAAACGCATACATCCGATCCTGATTCCGCGTGATCCACAGCAGAGACTTGAGGTTGAACCGGTACACATACTGCGCCAACGCCCTGCGCTCTTTGATCCGACGGAACTCCGCAATCGACTCACCGATCAGCCGCGCCCACTTCACATCAGCCTGTTTTCCCAGAGTCCGTTCACCATTGGGCAGCAGCAGAACCGGCCTGTCTCCGTTCCATTGCAGCGTCACCGGGTGATCAAAGGAGTCGATCGAGATCCCCACCGTCCGCTGCACGCTCTTGCCACCATGCAGATGGAAGTCGATGTACGGATACTCACGCTTGAGATCCGAGATGTACGACATCATGTTCTGCCATTCAAAGGAACTCTTGGACGGATTGCGGATCAGAATCTTGTATGCCTGATTCTTGACCGCCGCATACGGCACTTCGTTACCCCAGAACGTACCGACGATCTCACCCGGCTCCGGATAGTGCTCACACAGACGCTTCAATGCGGGGAAGGTGTCATCCTTGTGTGACCAAGAGGGGTATGCGGCGATCGGCTTGCTCCAACCGTGCTTGCTGTCGAACAGCAACGAGACCCGTGCGTCGTACTCGACCAGGAGAGCGTTCCATGCGCGTCCTCGGGAATGGAACTCGATCGACTTCTTGGGATCGATCGCAATATTGCGCTTGAATTGGTACGTCTTCTGCGGAAAGACGAAGTTCTCAATGCCGTAGTCGAAGCAAATCCCGATATGGGGGCCGGGGGTGTTCACCCACAGGACGGACTCGTTGACCCAAGGGCTAACGACGCTTGTTTCCGGAATAGAACTCATCGTACTTACAGGTCTTCTCCTTCTCGGTGTAGGCGCGATCGTACACAGCGAAGTCACCAGTCGGAGTCACGACGTGTGTTCGCTTGCCCGCCACTCCGGGAGTGTCAACGAGGATCACCGTGACCAATCGTTGCTCCTTGAACATCAAATCCAAAGCCTTGTTGCGGATAACCGGCTCCGCAGCCCTCCACCACCGTTGTGTTCTGATTTCACGAAGCTCAGGCCACAGACCCTTATTGTCGAATTGACCTTGAACCCACTCTTCGATCTTCGTGGACAAAATCGAGCCTTCAGACTCTTCCGGCGTCTGAACAAACTTGACAACGGATGACGCACAAGGAATGGTGTAACTCCACACCAAGTGGTATGCCGCGCTCACATGCTGTGGTTCAACAAACGGCGAGTTCTCATTGACCGCGAGCAGAAATGCGAACCGACAAACTTGATGCCTCCACCGGGAGAACATGTCACTTAGATCTTCGATGCCACTCAATTTCTGCTTGAGTGGATGCGTCTCCAGAAGAAGCTGAGCATCATCCGAAAAGGGGATGAACTTCTTCTTGAACTGACAATCCTTCCACATCCGCTCAAACATCTTCACATACGGAGGATCAGGATCGAAATGAGCCTCAAAGGGAGGTTCCCCCACCTTGCGTCCGACGAAAAACAAGATGCGGTTGAAGAATCCAGATTCCAAATCTTCTCGTTCGGCCAGATGATGCAAGGCCTTGTTCTGCACCAAGAAAGTTCCGGTGAAGTAAGTATCGCGAACCGACCGCCGCCCGCCCGCCCGTGAATGATCCGACACGACGACCTTTGGCTCATCTCGATCTTTGTAGAAATCATGGAAGATGATAAAGCGTTGCTTGATGTGCTCGCCCCCCTGTCGCTTCGATCGCGACGAAAAGGTTGCAAACTCTTGTTCGACGTACCAGAGATTGGTCGGCTTTTCTACCGGTGGTGTGTTGGGATCAAGCACATCATAGATTTCAGTCTTGGCTTCATCCAGGAAGGCTTCGGGAGAAGAAACCCCCATCGAGACACGAACACCTTCGCCCGTGACTTCATCTCGCTTGGTCCCCACAGCGTACTTAATCAAATTCTCCAATCTGCTAAGCGCAGTGGACTTCCCTCCCGCCGTAGCACCCACCAGCATCACCATCGTCGCTCCGGTCAGATGATGCGTATACGAGCGAGATGTCGTGGAGTGCCCACAACAGATACCGATTGCTTGGAATCCCAAGGCGACAAAGAACTCGGGTGGCACCCATCCCTGTTCAATCTCAGCTTGAGTCATCCATGAATGCAGAAACGTGCCTTCGGGGATTCCCAAATCACGCCAATCCAAGGTCGGAAGATTATCCGTGTCGAAGAAATCATCGTCCAAGTCGTCATCAAGTTCCAGACCGCGGAGAAGCTCGTCGTCCGTAATGGTGATCGGCTCCGTGGCCTCATGAGACGCAGGCACAGTCGCAACCGGCTGCGCCCGCTCGACCTCTACTTCGGGTTCTTTGTCGAGTTGATTGGAAGCCCACTCATCGGTTCTCGCCTCCACATACTGGCCACCGTCGCTTGTGGAGACGATTGATATCCCCAATTCGTCAGCCATCTCCTGAACGATTCGGGCGAACTCTGGCGTTCGGTGATACTGCCTCGGGTCCAAGTCATATTTCGCCGCTGCGTAGAAGTCGATTACGTCGCCACCGAGTGTGCATTTCCCGCAGTACCACGTCTGCTTACTTGTATTCACCCAGGCACTGGGATCGTTGTCGACGTGGTCGGAGTACGGGCACCGGACCTTGACGCCCTCCACCCGTTGATCCTTGATCCGCGTCTGGGGCTTCCCCCAGGTCCGCACCGCCTGGATGATGCCCACTCGCGACTTGATCTCATCGACGTAGTTGGGTCCGTCGTAGACCTCATCGGGAATGTCGTCCTGGAACTGATCAGGAACCTCAATCACTTCTGGCTTGGACTCTGGCTGATTGAGCCGCTGCTGGTACGCCTGCTGGGCCTGTTTGTTCAGGCCGACGACTTGGAACTTGACCATTTCCCCACCGGGCATGACCCGTTCCTTGCGTTCCTGTCGCGCCTCGGCGTCGTCAGGGTGCAGGATCGTCAGCAGTTCATCGATTACCGCTTCGGTAATCTCCCCGGAGTCGAACCGGGAGACGAGATCCTCGAAATTCACTGGACAAGGACATTCCATTTCAAGTCAAGCATGGCTCCCTGCAATCGCAGGGCATCCATCGATGACAACTTACGGAGACCCCAATTCGGGATCTGGGGGAGCACGGGGTTCAAGGCATAAGTTCTCATACCTCGCTCGTGCATCCCGAACGGCAACCTGATGAGGTTACCAAGCGAATCTGGCTCTTTGAGAGCATCCTGCTTTGGGAATATCTCGATTTCGACACTGGGTGACCCCTGATGATTCTGATAGAAGTTTTCGCTTCTGCGGGCGAATATGGGTATTCCGTCCATCACCGAATGCGCCATCGCCCTCGCCTCCCCGGCAGGGATCAACTGGCCGAACGGCACAAAGACGTGTGCCCCTCCCCCTGTGATGATGATCGTACACGAGAGGCTCAAAGCCTCATAGACCTCACGCTTGATGAACTCCACCGTGGAGCGAACGAGTGAGCACGCCCAACGGTGTGCCGGGTTCGCCGGGTTGTGGAGCGCATCCTCCAGATCGCCGTGGTGCTGAATCTGCATGTCCAGCGTCCCGTCCACGGGGGGCTCGCCGTCGCGGACACGGGTGTCGTCGCCAATCAGGAAGTAATCAGCGTCGTCTTTCAAGTCAACGTCGAACGCGATGCAGCGCACCATCGAATCCCGATCCAACAGGTACGCACCGAGGCAGCGGTCGGCGAACAGGTGCTTACGAAAGTCATCCAAGGTGAATTTCTCCCGGATGGCACACCATTCGCCGTTGCGGAACACGGCTTTGGCCTCACGTCGGCCGATGAACAACATGCCAAAGAGCTTGGAGGTCTCCCTCAGCAGGAGTTCATTGCGGGACAGGGTCTGTGGTTCGTCAGCCACGGCGGTTTGGCCTTTCGGTTAGGTGCGGGTCAGCGACCGTAGCCGACGTGTCGCCCCAGAGCAACCCCCGAAAAATGGTTCGACCCCGGTTCGGTCCTCGTGGTGACGAAGCCGAGAGGATGATTCCGAACCGAGGTCAAACACGCACCCTGACAGACCGTGGTGGCCATCAGAAGCGTCATCATATGGATTGGAACGGTGTTCGTCAACTCAGATCACAGAAGTGATGGAATATCGTCATCCGGAGGTTCAAACTCGGCCGAATAACCTTCGTCGGTCGCGAGCCTTGTCCAAGTCACCGTGTTCTCGGGTGTCGGATACGTCCCGCTTTGCAGCGTGAGCGTGCCCTTGGTGGCGATGGCCTCGGTGATGCGAGCACGACCACCAAGACTGACCCGCGCATCATGATCCGGGGCGCGGGTCGGCGGCGAAGTCTGCCACCCGAACATCTTGGAACGCTGAGCTTGTTCAGCGATGACGCGGGTCACCCACTGGTTGACACTCAGCGTCTCCTTCTTGGCCGCTTCCTTGACAAGTTCATGAATCCAGTCCGGGTATCGGAAGACATGCTGATGCTGATCCGGTTCGGGTGGTGCGGGGACTTCCTCCAAGGGTGGATCGAAGACCATCGCCGGTTGCATGGTCGGCTGCGCTCGGGACAAGTGCGTCATGGCAGCAACACCGCCACAAGTACCATGAAGCTGACGATCCCAATCAACAAGATGAGTTGATTGCGGAAGCTCATAGCGGGTTTGGGTTCAGGTTCGGGGGTCAAGCTGAAGCTCCTTCGGTGACGTAGTCGACTTCACGGTCGACCTCGTAAGTGGCCCTTGCGGGTATCCAAAACTTGCCGGAATATTTTCCGAACAACAAGCCACGGTCGTACTCGGGTCCGTACCGGGCGTAGTGGCCGCGGACGAATCCCTGCGGGACGCCGCCGATCACCTTGTCAGTGTCGCCCTTCTGGTGGCGGTACGACTTGCTGGTCTTCTTGATGACGATCTTCTGCGGGTTGACGCCAAGCCGCTCCAACCGTCGGCGCTCCGGGCGGGTGCGCTGCGGTGTGACGATCTCGACATTGCTGCATCCAGCCAAGGTGAAAGTCTGGAACCAGACCTGCATCGCGTTCTGGTGGATGAACGCCGACCTTTCGGGATCACCGAAGTCGTAGAGGGCAGTCCATCTTATGTCCGCCATCTGCCCGTCGTCGTAGACGGCCACGTCCCAGCGGTACAGCGGGCCGCTCGTGGTGACGGGGTTCCCGTTGCTGGAACGCCCACCGATCCACAGGACGCCAACGAAGCGGTAACGGACATCCGCCCAGCGGACCTCGTTCTCGGTCTCCCACAGGTACGGCGGCTTGGACTGGTCCCACTCGTCCGATTTCCAGCGATCTTCCTCCCGGTCGATCGAGTAAACTTGTACGACGTGGACGTTGCCGTGCTGGTTCTGGTAGCAGATGAGGGCGTTGTCCCAGACCGGCATCAAGCGGTATTCGTCGTAGAGCTTGACCGCTGGGCCGTTCGTGATCTGATGGTACATCGTCGTGGCGTCGATGATCTGACAAGGGAAGTCGCGGACGAGTTCCAGCAGACTCAGGTGAACCTTACGCATCTCGTCCACGACTTCGGGGTCGTCGTGCTGGGCGCTGTTGGCCGGGTCCATCACCCGACCCATTTTGAGATCGCGCACGACCTTGGCGATTGCCTCGCTCATGACTGCTTCCCATATTCAAGTACAAGTATCTCGTGGTACCTCATGCGCCACCTGTTGGCAGCTTGTGTCCATTCGTGGTCCTGCTCTTCCCAGTTGCCGCCACTGACATTGGCGATGATGCCCCAAGCAGATTCAAGAGCACCCAGCAGTTCGTCGCGTTGATTCAAGATACCTTCTCCACGAACAGAGCGTCGAACTGGTCGGCGGTGTAGACGCGCAGGTCTCCCGCAGCGTCGATGGCGACCCAATCGGTTGCATGGGCGTATTCGTCACCGAACTTGGTCCGTGCTCGGATGACGGGAGTGTTCCGCGGCGGCGTGGTCATCCCGAAGTCGTCGTAGGTGATCAGAGCGTTCGGCACGGTCTCGCGCACCCACTCCAGAATCGGGATGGCGGCTTCCACGGTGCCGTCCCACGGGACGGCCTCGATGACTTGCAGGGTGCGCTGTTCGTAGGTACTCATGATTCCCTCAATTCATCGAACACCTTGGTCAAGGCAGTCTGGTATCCCTCGGGGTTGAACTTGATCAACAGGCTGGTGGCACGATCGGCGTGGCATCGCGACCACCGGACGGCCAGGTGGTCGCCCTCCTGGGTCCAGGTGCTCTCCCAGACGCTGCCGTCGTGATCGGAGAGCCAGACAAGTCCGGGTTCGCCGTGGTGGTAGGGAAGGGTGTCCTCTGCATTGTGATGCAAGCGGGGTGGGTTGATCCAGGGCATTATTTCAAGTCCTCTATTCTTTGAGTGAGAAGTCCAAGTGTTCTGTATGGCGGCGATCGCCAAGGTTCCAGGTGGAGAATCCAGTGACCGCGTTGTGAGATTTCGGGATCTGCGTCTTCGACGGCGATCACCAGGCTCCAGTCGAGAATCGACATGGGGTCGGTCCAGGCGGGCAGGTCATTGTCCGTGATATCGGGAGTTCCGCCGTCGTCGTTGAAGACATCGTCGGCGTCCATGATCACGTCGCCGTACTCGCGGATCAAGGCCTCGACCTTGTCGCAGAGTTCGTCCCAGCGGGGTTTGCGCTCAAGTCGATTCATATATCTCCAACGCTTGTTCGTAGTCATCGGCCTCGATCGTCAGGATCTCGTCGTCGGGATGTTCTATGAAGTCAGCACAGGTGCAGGCGTCGGGCTGGAAGTCGAGCGCCCACACCTGGAGACACCGGCCGCACTTGACGATCAGGTACTGGTCCATCACTCGGACATCTCCTTGACGTGCAGATCCATGAGTTCCCAACAACTCGGGCCTTCCAGGTGGTGCCCGCACTTGCAGTCGATCGCGGTGGGCGGCATCCCGGTCCCGCGGACAACGAAGTGCTCAGCGTCGGGAGGTCCGTTGAAATCAGGCACGCGTCACCGCCAGCTTGAACAGGAAGTGCTCGGGTACGGCGTTGTGCGGGAGGATGTCCGGGTTGGCCTCGCTCACCGGCATCGCGTCCAGCACCCTCGCTTCGTATTCCAGCCACCCGTACTGGGGGTCGTTGGGGCGAAACATGAATCGGAACGACTCAACTTCGGGGGGTGCGGCCACCACCCACCAGGCGATGTCGTCGCCAACGGTGAAATGCAGGTCGTCGGGCATGATCTCGATGATGTTCACGCGGGCTCCATGTACTTGATTGCAGGGACGAGCACTTCGATGATGATCCAGTGGTGCGACAACGGCGTCAGAGTACGCATCGTGAACGCCCCGTCGCGAACCTCCAGGATCTTCCCGGTCGCGTCGAAATCTTCAAGCGTGTAGCGGACCCGGCCAGCGACGACCATCACGTCGGCCACCACACGGACGTGGTCGCCGACGCCGAGATGGAAGTTCTGAAAGGCTTGCGGAAGGCTTGGGGAAGGCTTGGCCAATGCTTGGGGGGGTGCGTGTGATTGTTCCATGAGAGGGCATCATATCAAAATGATAGCCGTTGTCAACTCTCTGCCAGATGGGCCGGGTCTTCAGGAACTTCAGGTTCGCGACTACCAGGCGGACAGCCACCAGCAGCCACAGATCCCACCCGATCTCGGGTAGGCCCGCAATTGGCCATATGGAGGGGGGTGTTTAGAAGCGTTTGTTGACGTGTTGACGTGTTGACATCACTAAACCCCCACAGATACCCCCAAAGGGGTCAAGGTATCTGTTATCGGCAAGTATAAAGCAAAAGGTAAGAGAAATCGGAAAACAACGTCAACATGTCAACAAACAACAACAACACTACTTACTACTATATATATATACCTATTTACCTGGGGTTTTCCATTTGATAAGCGTGTTGACGGGGGTTGTCAACAAATGTCAACATGGTCAACACGATTTTGAGTATGTTGACAATGTTGACGCGGCAGGGCTCCGTGTTGACGCGGGGGGAGGTGTGCAGGGGAGGGCCGAACCCTGGTTTGTGGCTGCTCAGGGGTGATGGCTGAGAACTCGATGCCTGAAAACCGGTTCTATATTCTCTCTTATAAGCGGTTTATTCGGGACCAAAATGGATCGGGAGTGGCAAGAGAACACACGAAAGACCCCGGTTTGGGGCAATTTTTGCCCCAAACCGGGGTCGTTTTGGCTTCCGATTCGGCTTGCCGAATCGGAAGCCAAAACCGATATCGCGCCGCGTGCGCGTGCCGATAATGCCGATTATCGGCGGCTTTTGTTGCACGCGCAAGCTAACGCGCAATCCACGCGCACGCGGCAGGGGAGCGCACGCGCACGCGGTCGCACGCGGGAGCGCACGCGCCGACCCCTCCCGACCCCTCCCGGTACCCCTCCACGCGTTACTTGCGCGTGCAATAGAATATATTGTTGAGCCTACGCGTCCCATTAATTGCGCTCTCCACGCGTACCCCTCTCCACGCGTGC